CCCAAAAAACCCCCCCCCCCCCCCCGCCGTCGCACTTGAAACATGTTCAGGTAGTGTGTCAGTTCCAACCCTACACCCATCTATATTAATCGCGCCGGTTCCCCATTTGAGCACGTTAGCCGCTACGGTTTTTTCGGATAGTGGTTTACGGATCAGCCACCAGCATTCAACGCTCGGTTTTAACGCAGTGCCCCATCCTTGCCATTGTTCGGCTTCGGGGGTTGCGGGGGCGGTTAATGGTAACTCACTATCAGTACCCAATCGACACATATTGTGCGCGTCCGAGTGGCTATCGGGTACTTTTGTTTGTTGCCCACCCCCATGTCGCCTATGCACCCCTATAACCTCACGTTCAACCCCCGCCTCTGAATCGATAGCTTTTCCGATATCCCTACTTTTCGGGAATCCCGTCCCAAATATTTGATAAACACAATCCCTAATTTCAAAACCTGCGTCCTCCAAAGCCATAGCCGTCCAGTGAGAAGTGCGAGGTAACGCCCAAACAAACCCATGCGCCCCTGGTTTCATAACTCGCAAAGCCTCAATCATTATGTCTCGCAACCAAGCAATCCACTTGTCTCGGTTGCCCTTGTTACTATCCCATTTCTTACCCATGAATGAGATACCCGCTGGAGGATCTGTAACTACTGAATCAATCGAATTGTCAGGCATTAGTTTAAGCACTTCGAAGCAGTCACCGTTAAATAATTCGCCACTACCCATTTTGATCCTTAGCCTTTTTCCCTTTGTTATTTTTTTCTCAGACTATTATAATTTCATTTTACTTTTTCTCAAAAAAATTCCTAGCTCCCTCCAGCGCAGTAAACCCTAAAAAACTCAAAGAAGAATAACTAAACAATTTCTAAAGACTTTTAAGCAACCCATTTCTATAGTGTAAAATACTTTGTAGGAAAAAGTAAGATCTTAAGGTAAAATTATACATGGGTTAAGGTTATAAAGTTGGGTTTGTTATTGATTTTGTTGGAAAATTTGGTTAAGGTTAAATTCCTTATGATATTCTCTACTCTATATCTTTTTTATTATCTATATCGAATTCCAAAAAATAAATGCTTGAAGGGTGGTCTACCTTTGGAAATGGTTTAATTGTTAACGGTCCCATATCAATCATCCTATCAGGCACTCTACCGCACCTCCACTCCTTTCTGTACCTCCAACTATACTTCATCATCCAATTATGATAGAGAGTCCTCAGCTTGACTACAAACCTTTCTACAGGAGGACATTGGAACTCTGGGGACATAAAAGTCTTCTCGGAACACACCTTACAATATTTCCAGGTAACTCCTTGAGCCCTGTTCCAGTCACTCGGAGAAGAAGATCCTGAAAGCATATATCTATAAGTCTTCCCGCATTTTTCACATGTTTTAGGAATAAATCTCATCTAATACTCCCCCATCTTCGGAGCATGACCTTCTAACCACACACCCGACCATTTCTTCTCAGGAGCCCGCTTATCGGCTCCAGGATACTCAGAAGACTCCTGGTGCTTCTTGGCGTACACAAGCTGATGATCTTCCACCCAGAAGCCAGAGAGAGGCTTCGAGGTCAATAGAGGACTAAATAAAGGAAGTCCTAGTGAAGGATCTATAAATGTACCTGGAGGTCTAATTCTGTAATGCCTCGTAAGAGAAAGAAGTCTGGGCTCCTCATCATCAATTCTAATAGAATATTCATGACCTAACATCCTTGCAGAATCGTGTGTTACTCCAGCAAGATAATCCTCATCGAAAGAACCTACGTCAAATCCTGGAAAGCATATTTGAAATTGGTCCTCTTCAAAAACATATATCTGAGGAGATCTCTGGCCTTTCCTTCTCTTTGCCCATTCATCATAAATAGTTTCAGAAAGCCACTCAGGACCTTCAGGAGAAGGAATCCTGATAGTCTCTCCCGGATTTCCTTTATCATCTGGGAATTGGAAAACACAACTATGAGTTACTTCAAAACGATTAAGCTGTTCACAAATTTCTCCTATTCTATTTGCCCACTCATTAAGAGGAGGTCCAAAAGCTTTAAGTAGAGAGTTAAATGCACGCTTAATAGTCTCTAGAGATTCACCTATGCTTGCAGCTACCCTATCACAAACTGATCTAAAAGCTGAATTTGTCATATAAAGCTTAGTCAAGGGATCAGTAATTTCTTCACCATTAATCCAAATAGATGTATCTCCAGTTGTTCCCTCAATGGTTAAATATCCACCTTTAGATACTGCTGAATATTTATATGTTTTCCAATTCTCAACTATTTCAGTTTCATTGAAAACCCTGGGTATAACCTTAACCCCAGTAACAGTTCCTATAAAGGATGCTTTGGTTTTTGTATAGTAGGCTGCATCTAAGGTAGGCTCCCCCTCCTTCAACATATAGTGATAAATACCAAAACTTTCACTTGGTTCTTCCCCATTAGACTTTCTAATATAAACCAGTGTACTATCATTAGGATCTCCCCGCAGAAGAGTAACAATTTCTCCACCAGTTTCTGGCCTTCCTTGTAAAGGTATACAAACTGCCGACTTCCCAGCTAAGCTATCATCCCATTCTTCAATTCTCTTCGGCGCTGGAGGTGGAGTACCAATCAACTTGAAATTTCCTTTTATCTCAGATAAAGGTAAGGAGTCCTCATCAGCACTACCTTTAAGTACTAAACTAGGTAGTATTGTATCTTTATCTAATACTCCTGTAACTTCAACAGATTTGAGGTGATCAAAGTCAACACCAAATCCTTGAAGCTTCCTGCCAATCAACTGATCCCAATTCCATAGAGTAAGATTATTAACCCAGTGTGTTTCTTCAGTGTCATTTTTACCTAATACATGGGTTTTATAGCAAGAAGGACAAAACATTGCTGATCTATAAGGTACTCCCCAATATGGATCACCTGCTTTGAGTACTGTTTTACAACCATCTTGAGCACAAGGAAATTCCTGTCCTTTTAAATCTTTACTCACAACCCAGGGTTGCCAATATTCCGATTTTTCTTTATCCACCATCTCACCTCCAAGCTACATTGTTGTAATAATATGTCAAATCCCCTGTCGGCTCTGGCTTAATCGCCCACAAAGTATTAGGGTTATTATTTTTCGATTGTGTTACTTTAATCGGCTGATAAGGTTCCCACTTCGCAGAATATCCAAAATTTTGATTATTATTAACCACAAAAACATAACCTTGTTTTGCTAGTTCATCACATCTCTGAAAAGTTACCTTCCTGCCCTTTACCCAGATTTCACGAATTTCTGCATTAGTATAAGCTTGTACTCCGTTGACTTCCATAGCTACTCCTCCTCTTCATACTGTAAATCATTCAAAGCTTTTTCTATCTCTTCACGATTTGTACCCCGATAAGCATCAACACCTTCATGTGTAACTCTATATTCTTTCGTCCACGGACAAACTAGAAGTCCTATCCACACTCCTCCAAGCCGTTTTCGCATAAAAGGAATCCATAAATCATCAAAATGAGATTCTACAGCTTCCCAAAATAAACACTGTTCAGTCATATCAAATCTCTCCTTAGTTTACTCCTCTTCCCAATACTTCTCTATCAAATCACAGACTTTATCTCTGGCAGGTTTAGTTAACTTCATCATACATTCTGCCGAAGGAACTTCAGGACTATCACTAAAAGTCTCACTTAACTGCCCCCAAAGAGTTTCATAGATAAAAGAACAAAACAAAGCATCTCTGATAGATTCGCAATCAGTACAAGTCTTATAAGTATCCCAACCACCGTCCCAAAGACCTGAAGTATTATTGTACTGCTCTCCCTTTTTGATAATTCTTCTACACTCGCAGCACCTGTGCTCTTTTCTAGCTTTTGGTCTTGTTTCACTGCAGACCTCGGGACCTTCATCATGATCCATATCTATCGCGCATGAGCAGCTCATAACCTAACTCCTTTTAACACCTGTAAGCAATTCTTCTTTATCAAGTCCTACAGATTTAAGATACTTCAAAGCCTTTTTCTTATTTGTGAAAACTGGAAACACGCCTACTTGACCATCTAGCCAAGATAAAGAAATTAAAGATCCAATATTAGTATTAACTTCAAAAGAAATAGCCGGAACAATATAAATATTTTTAGCTTTCAGTTTCTTCTCGCTGTAAACTTTTTTGTTTTGCATCTTCGTTCTATTTTTCTTTCTTAAAAAATAAACCTTCCAGATCACCTATACCTAAACCGTAAGGACAAGCTTTATGAATCAGAGTTAAAGCTGAAGGCACCCTCATAAAAGACTCTAATACAGCTTCTGGATTAGGCATATCATCTGCCGATATGCTAAAAATGTTCCCGCAAAGACGACATTTATACTTAAATCTTTTCTCTGATTCTTCACTCATATTAAACCCTCCACTTTGAATACAAAAAGCAAAAATAATACTACTATAACTGCTAAAGTTATATCGTAAGCTTTACCGCAATTTATTCTTTTCATCATTTCACCAGGCAAACAGACAACACATATTTACTAATATGAGCAGACCAAAGAACCCAATGTTTAAAATCAGGAAAATCTATAATAGTAAGATCTCCTCGATTCTTACTAGAATCCAACCCTACAGAACTTCTATTAGTTCCTATTATTATCTGCGGAATACCATTACTGCTTCCACCAATACTATCGATTATACAATACTTACTTTCCATATTTATACCAACAGCCACAAGATCCTCGTACTTCTTAAAAATGTAACCTTGTCCAACTATTGGAGCACCTTGCTCTTTTACTTCAATCTTAAAATCCCTTAGCCTAGACATAAAACCTACCCCTTATTCGAAATTGCCTTCACTATACTCTGCATGATTTCCTTAAGGCTAATCTCAGCAAATACGCCGACTTCTTTATCATCGGCAGAAGCCAATGCGCTGTCACCCTTATCAATCATCCCCACCAAATCATTAACTATAACCTCAACTACCTGAACCTTGGACTCTAAATCCAGTTGTAAAATAGCTAAAATTACATCCTTCTCCTCAAAACCTTGTCCATTTCCTATTACAAAATCCATCATTTTCTCCTTTACTCAATATAACCTTTTAGTTTGAGTTGTTTGATTAACTGGCCTATCTTCTTCTTACGTTTGAGCTTCTCGAAATTCACTACAGTTTTATCTATAATTTCTTCTGTAGTTTCCTCATACATATATTGAAAGCTATGCCCACATCCAGGACATTTAGCATCATAAGATCCCCCTAATTTATGCTTCTGTTGTGAACCTATTTGAACAACCCCGTTGCATTCAGGACAGGAGCACCAGATATTATCGTAATCAATTACTTCATTCATTTATCTTTTTCCTTTTTATACCTTGCTTCAGCAATAAAAGATAAAACACCTTTATCTTCTTCAGGCCAAGCTGTAGGAGCTTCACTACCATCTGTTTCAAACAATTCAAAAAGATCTTCCTTCTTAAATACCTCTTCCAACTTTGATCTATTGTATTCAGTATCTTCTAAAGCGGCAATAAACCTAAACAAACCATGTGGGTCTACTTCGTCTTTATCAAAAACCTCTATAACATCACCCATAATATTAGTAGGACATTGATGACTATGAAATAGATAGTCATACCAATCTTCTTTATCTTCTATTTTTGAGAATCTTTCTACAACTACATATAAGTCTCTAAACTTAAGAAGACTCAGCATGGGTATAGCTTTTCTCTTCTCTACTTTAGTTATAAAAATTTCTCCATCTTTAAACTGAAAGCTAAATTCATGATTACACTCACGACATAACCAAGGACCCCAAGAAGGACTTTCCTTTTTAATCAATAAATGTTGAATACAATGTTCGCTCTTGCCACAATAAGGACATAAAATAAATTGCTTAGTTATAACTTCAACTATCATTTATTCATTTTCTTCTCAGGTTCCACAACCTTAAGGAGCTTTCTAACTTTCTGCACATTTCTCATCTTGCTACCTACGGTAGCCAAATCGTTATATTTTATATAGATCTCACTTCTATAATATGCTTCCAGATCATTGGCCATCTCCAGCACTGTAAGTGCATCTCCTACATTCAATTCTATTTTATCGCCCATTGGTTTCCTCATTAAGGTTAATGTTAAATTACTTGGAAGAGTTTTTCTTTATATACTTAGAATATAAATCAAGGATAACATCCATCTGAGTTTGAAAGATTTTTCTATTATTTATCATCAACTCGTGTGCAGCTTCTACATATTGGACTTCAGCAGGAGATAGCTCCTCGAAGATCTCTGGTTTCATTAAAGCTTCAATTTTAGATTTTAGATCATCATAGAAAGTCATTTTATTTCCTCATTTTCCATTCTTTTTCTAAATTTATTGGAAGTTGTTGAACAGGAGGTTCCAATTCTTCAGCTTCACCCATAAATGCATCCGCAGCCTCTTGAGGCTCATCCAATGTTAAACCCTCTAGATCGCCCTCCTCGCCATGTACTTGCCGAAACCTATGACTACGCACAACAGATGCTGGAGCCCTGCCAGGAGCCGTCCTCGCTCGTTCCAGGAGCATCTCGGCCAGGAGTTTGTTCTTGGCTCTATCATTCTCCTTGAGTTCTTTGACCTGCTCGTGAATATACACCAACTCTAACCTAATCTTCTCATAGGCAAGTTCAGTCATCTCTTCAGACTTTTGAGCTTGTGCCTGGGCGTGATACTCGGACTTATCCAGGTACTCTACTACACCTGGAGTAGCTGCTGCTAGTAAGCCTATGACTGCTCCTAAAATTGCGAAAATTTTACTTAGTAGAGGTTTTTTGTTTGTATTCATCGGGGATTCCTCCTTGTCTTGCTGCTGCTTTACCAGGTTCTCTATCTGGGTATAACATAGCATGAGCTAAACATATTGGACACCAAGCATCTGTACCAATATTAACTTCCCAGCATTGCTTTGCATCAGGTTTCAACGGATAACTCCCTACAAGAAGTCCACAACAATCCCAATTACCACATTCTTCAGCTAACTTTTTATACCTATCTCGCTCTTCAATTAACTCTTCTATTCCACAAGCTATTTCATACACTGTTCTAGCAGATGGAGGACTATCTTCTTGAAGCATAATTACGCTTGAATTTATTTGGATAGCCTTATCTAACATTCCATCGGCTGCACTCGATTGTACCTCAAGTATTTTAAGAATCGTCATTACTTCTCCTCTAGTATCTCCTTCATCTTCTGAGTTCCAATAGCCTTTTCAATCTTACCTATATCAGCTTCCATATTGTTTTTGATAGTAAGAGTATTGCTATACTTTTTAGCATATTCCTCTCGTTGATCCTCTTTGTGGTTTGCTATACCTTGGAATTTATCTCGTTCTTCCGTCAACTCAGCTACCTTCTCAGTTTGAGCTTTCTGAATTATAAGGGCTCCTTTAATTTCCTCTTCTTGTTTTTTTATCGTAGCATTCATATCAACTAAAGAAGATTCTGCATCTAGCTCCAATATGAAAAAAGTCTCTGTATGTGGCAGATGCTTAGTAACAGACAATATAGCTCCTTGATAACCTCCGTTTGAATCTGGAATTGTATCATTACAAGGCTCGTTACCAGTTTCTTGATACATACCGATAATATTCCAACCTTTTTTAGTAAGTTGTTCTACTGACATCCACTGAACTATTTGAGTAATTCCTTTACTTTTAATTTCTTGCATTTTATTTCTCCTTTTATGCTCCTTTTATATCCTACTATAAATTACTTTGTGCGTTTATAATATAGAGAACCGCATTTTGGACATGGAGGATGAAAAGGAGATTCTGTTGGAACCTCTAAAGCTTCTGCGCTCACAGGTGGATATAACTTACCTTTATCATGCCAGATTTCTATAAATATATGAGAACATTCTATACAATGGTAGACTGCTGTGATTAGCTTCTCCACATCTAACTAGTGAAGGAAACTAACTCCCTACGTATAGACGGAGTTCCTGCATTGATCTCTTTAATCTTAACTCCAGGTACAAATACTGCAGCTTCAGCTACATTATCACCCTGTTGAGTAGTTATCTGGACTATACAACCAACATTTGGAATCTCCATAGCCTTGGTGGATTTCATCCACCCCTCAGCTTGTGAAGATGCTTTCGATAATAGTTTGAACATATCTCCATTCCCGAAAACTACCAAATCTTCAACATTCTTCTTAGCTCCATTGACATCAGTGTTTCCTAGCGTTTTTGGTTTATCAGACATTGTTTTACTCCATTTCTGTGGAAATTGTTTTACCCTCTAAAAACGCTTTATCTTGTTCTAACTGAATAACCCTCCTTTTCAACTGATCTATTTTTTCTTTCATCTCAGCCCGAGTAGCCGATGCCTCGAAGTGATCTTTAACATTTTTGAAAAAGCACACTACTTGGGAAGTATCATAGGATTTTTCGAAGTCGCAGAATGATCTCAACCGACCTTTGGTTTCCATAATACCATCTTTATAAATATCGTAGACAACAAGATAATCATGAATATGAGTAATATGTACAAGCGTCAGATTCTGCTCTCGATGATCATAAACTCTTCCAACCAAAGGAAAAGATTTAGGCATTATTTCTTTGATTTCTTTCTTCTTTTTACCAAACATTATCTCTTTCCTAATAGTTGTTTGATGCTGTATCTTTGAGTTGCCTCAATACGCTTGACACTGCCCCAGCAATCATATTCTCAAACATGATGTCTGCATTATCTACAATTATCTCTTTAACTGCTTTGCCAAGTAGGGCCTGTGGTCCGCCTGTCCCCCTGGATTCCCATTTGCCAGCCCACTCCTCGCCAGCGAAGTATTCACCTATCTTTTTTTCAAGTTCTTTTTTAAGGATTTCCTTTGTTAGTTTACTCAAATCGCTTGATGTTGTGCGATTACTATACCCATTGCCTGCCGGTTGTTCAGTTATAAACTTCTCGATTTCATTCTTAAGCAGCCCCTGCCACATTTCCTCTGGCATAAGCTCGGCAATGTCCAGCCTGATTTTGTCTTTCAGGTGGTCTGCTAGCTTGGTTGGATCAAATTTAACTATTTCTTTTACTTCGTCCATTGTTACTCCTTTTGTTCTTCTTTTTCTCTTTCGCTCTTTTATCTCGCTCACGCTTCACCATAAACTTATATCCACACATCCACTCTTTGTATTGCCAACTACCTTCTGGATAAGGACACCCATAAATTACCCCAAAGGCATTCCAACTATTATGTTTAATTTGTTCTCTGCACCAGAAACAAATTTTATTTTTCCCGAATAAATAACTTGCATCTACTCTTTTTCTACAATTTGAGCACAATGCACTCTCATCCTTCTCCCAGCTAACAGTACACTCACCAGGACTCCTATTAAAGGTTTCTTCATGTGGGCCTTTATGACCTAGCTCTAGTAAACATATGAAAGTAGAATAATTATCTCCCATATCATCACCGAGATAAAGACGAGCATTACACTTTCCTTCTACATCATCTGGAGGTCCATACATTATTTATCCTTTTTCACTTCCAACTTCTTACATTCAGCAGGACGTATGTATTTAATATCATCATCCAGATACACAACATCAGGACGCCCAATTGCTATATGACACTTATACATATTCTTGTCTAAAAAACAGTCCTCACACCAATCTGTTACAGAAGCAAAAGTATACTTATCCTTTTCATTCCAATCTACAGGCTTACCAATTTCTAAACATATCTTAGTCATTACAGTACATGCTCCCCACCATCAGTACGAACAATAATTTCAACACTATTTTGTTTACAGACTTTTAAAAATTCTCTAACATTACTTTTTCCTAATTCTTCAGGTAAAACAAAACCTCCTCGAAAAGACATACATGCAGATATAACATTTAGCATCATATCAACTTGATTCTTTAATTCTATTTCATTCATTTTTATTCCTCTCGTATCCTTTCTTATTTCAACTCTTCCTTCCAATACTCTATAATATACGGCCAGATGTTCTCCCAGAATGCATCACACTCAGGGTTATACTTTTCTCTTGTAGGCACATACTCATAATCATTTTCCCAAAGTATATCTAATAACTCTAAATGTCTTAAGTGATAAAAGAATGAATCAGTAGAAATATAATTTCCTCCATTGATAATTTCTTCATATTCATACCAGCATGCTCTAGCTTCTTCTCTAGTAAGAATCCGGTCTCTGCGCTTAAGAAGAATTTCTTCTCTAACTGCTGTATGAGTTGCTTCTGAATCGAAGACTCGGTAATCCTTCGGCCTAGTCTTCTTCAAGAAATAATCTTTATCAACCCAGCAAAGGAATTCTCTTAAGTTCCCTTGTCCTATAGAACCCCAGGTATAAGCATAATCTCCATAATCAGATTGGCAGGAGAATGATCCTCCGCCTTCCCACTCACGGATTGTTATATCTGCCCAACCTCCTATAGATGCAACACCTCTTACTTTATAGGTAACTGAAGGTTCTTTAGTTATTGTTAGTTTAGTCATCTTAGCTCGCCTTCTTTTCTACAAACCACTCAGTATGAAGCTTCGAACTCCACATTACAAAACCACAACTTGGTTTACAACCGAGACTGGAAATATAGGGACCTTCGATTATCTCTTTAGCTTTTAACTTACCTCCGCAAGCTGGGCAGATGCCTTGTTCAATCTTAGCCACTACAGCATCAGTTTCGTCTGAGGTTCTCATTTATCTAAACTCATACTACAAGGAGGCCACACAATCTTTGCGCCACAACAACCACCACATATCTCTGTTTCATCCTTTTGATATGATCTTCCTTCATTATTTACTGAACGAGTTGTAGATGGAACAGACCCCTTCCCACCACAAATCGGACATCTATGTGGTCTGCATTGACTACATTTATTATTAACTTCTGCCTTATCCCTCATTATTTTTACCCTTTACAAATCTCTTATTGGATAAATTCCAACTGTGTTACATTTATTACACTGAATCTGAACACCATGTTCAAATGATCCATCTTCTCTAGTAAAACGATTTTCTTCCATCCCTATGATTTCTGGTTTCTCCATTGGTTCACAGCAGCAAGGACATGACAAGTCGAGTGCTTCCTGCTTGAGAGTGGTTGCTTTGGTTTTACCGCCTCCAGCATACGCAAGGAGAATTCTAAGTACTGTCATTCGCTGCCTACCAGCAGCTTCTTCCTCTCTGGTACTACCGTGTTCACCTATAAACTCTTTCTTTTTAATTTGGTCTTTGTAATAATCCATAATCTCTTCGGAATCGAAGAATTTTTCATCTGGAAATTCACCAGTTATATAATTTCCATCATTAAACCAGATTTTTTCCAACTCATAATATGTGGCATTATCTATTAGTTCTTTCTTTTCTTCAATATTCATTACTCTTTAACCTTCATTTCCTTAGATACCTTATATATTATATCTGTTATCGTGGACAATGTAGAACGAGCATGTTGCAGGGTTTCGAAATATTCATTGTACTCATTGCAATCCAAATGATCTGCAGCCTGGTTAAGTAAACTAGCCGCAAGACGCAGTGTTGGAGATTCTATATTTCTGCTCCCGAGTCTTTTAATATTTGGATTCCTTCGTCTTGCTATCTCTTCTCCATGTTCCATAAAAGCAGAAACAAGAGTATCCTTTCGTTTACCATTTTCATCATATCCATTACTATTATATATATTTGTATCTCTTTCAATTGGACGTGGCATTAATCTCCCTTCTTTGGCATACATTCAGGACACAAGACAGATATGTTTACTAACATGTCATTAGAATTATCAAACACTTTTTTACACTTAGTACATTTAATAGACCAATCAATACTCATTATAACTTCACCCTTATTTTTAACATCTATTAAAGGTTCATTCTCTATGTCATGTTTACCTACAACAGCAGTCACAAAGTCTGCTGGAGGTCCAGACACTATAGGAATATTTACTTCTTTAGGATTCTGAGAATTCTCATCATACGCAATAGCTTTTATAACATCATCCTCAGTTATTAACTCTTCAACAGGTTTACAATGATATGGAGGTCTACCCTCCTTCTTCGGTAGAGTTATCCTAGTAGTGTCGTCCTTGTTCTCTTCACCTTTTGCATAAACAGTTGTTGATTCTTTCCACTCACCACACCAGTCATTCTCTCTTACGGGTGGCCATGCTCCATTGTTATCTAAAGGGGGATACCTACGACATTCATAAGTATTAGCCCATCCAAAAATATAGAACTCACAACTTTTACAACTTGGTAGATCGTGTTCTTTCATTTCAACAACCTCTCTAATGCTTCTTTCCAAACATCCACCATATGTAAGATACCAAAAATGATAAAAGGCGATATAAGAAATCCTAAAGCAGCTATTAATATTGTTGTTTGCCACCAGTTCATTTAGTTCTCCCTATTTACCTTTTGTATAAATTGAAGCATGAGGATCAAGCATCTGATTAATAAGGTATTGAATTAACTTCAACTCCTTCGACTCTAAGATTACATCCTGCATAGTAGGAGCAACTCCAGAAATTGTCTGAAGAATATCAGAAATTTGTGTTGCCTGCTCTTTCACCAGCCGAGTAGCTTCTTTATGCAAGAAACTTTTCTTTTCATTGGATTCTCTAACTTTATTAATTGACACTGGATCATTCATTTAATCCGCCCTTTCCGCTTTTAGAGGTACACACTATATCTTATCAAAACTTGTACGTGCCCAACCGATTTTAGCCTACTCAGTTTCTCCTTTCGTGTTGAAGGGTTAAAAATTTATATAATGTGTACCTCTAAAAGCTCTTTCTATATGTAAGATACTTTAAACTGTTTATCGATCATTATATAGATCCTCCTCTTCCAGCAACGTGGTTGTAATCAACACAGACATCCAAACAATTCTTACTACAAATAGAATCTTCTGCTGGAATATGATTTTCTACCCACTCTAGTCTTTCAGCTCGCATATTAGGTCCTACCTCACCTATAGGATCACCGCCTTCTCTTAAGTAGATAATACAAGGAAAATGTTCATCTTTAATAACAGCCATATCATCTAGAGCTAACCTACACCTAGTCTTATCATCTTTCTCAATACCTCGAACATGTCTTCCATTTCTTATATTATTAATTCGATACTTGAGTATTGGAAAACTATTCAACCCTTCCAGATCGGCAAGCATTGTCAAAGCCTTATTATATTGAGCTGAAGGTATTACTCGAATATCTGATACTCCCAAACCTACAGCAAATCTAACGGCATCTAAACATTCATTAACATTATCTTCTGTAAATACCATTCCTACGGTGCAGTATGTTAACTTACTTATTCTCGCAATATTACTTATAACCTTATCCCAGACTCCAGAAATACCACCATTCATCTTCTGACCTGTAGCGCAACAACCGCCATCTAAAGATACTGAAAAATCATCAACTCCAGCTTCTATTAACTCCTTGTAGAGTTCCCAATCAGCAGAACCATTAGTAGAGATAGCACAACGCTCAACTCCTCCGTCTTTGGCCTGAGCTACTAACTTAACAAGATTTTTATATAGAGTAGGCTCACCTCCAGAGAATCTAATGTTTCTAAGATTATCGTCCGTCCAAAGCTTTACTATTCGAGAAGCTTCAGAGAAAGGCATCGTGCCCTCGTAGCCCTCTCTAGCTCCACGACAATAAGGACACTTAAAATTACAAGCATCCGTGAGGAGAAGCTCACAACGCTCTAAGCGAGTTGAAGCAGACACTCTAGCTGCTCGATCATTCGATAAAGTATAGAAACCTATGTCTGCTAAGTCTTTCATCGTACCACTTCAATATGTAGAGAATCAAATACTTCACCTAGTTCCTGCTGCACCTTTTCCAATGTATTCACTAGAGTAAGCTTCTCAGAATTTAACTTAGTAACTGAACGCTTAAGTGAATCGCAGTCTTCGATAAACCTGTCTCGTTCCTTCTCTGCTTCTTTCTTCGCTGCTAGGGCGGTATTGAACCTACCCGTTAACTCGATAAGTTCATCTTCCTTACCATCCCTTTGCTGGCGCAGACCAGGAATGCAAGGAAGTTCATCATTGGTTTTGTCTTTCATTTCATCACACCAATAATAACTCTTTGAGAGAGTATCCTTATTTCCAAACCCTATCCTTTTAAAATATGGGCATTCTTCGCTACACTCTGGCTCACCCTTCACTATTTTTGGATTTATCTTGTTCATTATTCATCTCCCTCCCCTTCGAACAGACCACGCCATTTTCTCTTTTTGGCATAGGCTTTTTTTAATTCTATTAGCCGTATATCACCCTTGGTTGTGAAAACACTGTTACATATTATTTCCATCCTGGCTTCATTAGCCCTAGCTCGCCAGTAGCACACATCACAGAGGTCCAAGTCCTCACCAGGCACCCTGTCATGAAGATGCGGATTTATCGCAAAGCTTCCACATATTTTACAGGACTTCATTACTCAACTCCCTTCATTAAAAATTCCAACCTACACTTAATATGTAACCCACCTTTAAGCACCTGTCAATATACCAAAGTGATTTTATTCATTACCCTCCCGCGAATATCTGTAGTCCTTCAAGGGGCAGAATTCCGCGAATCCAAAGAACTCTGTACTGGCTGCTGTATAACTCGGTATCTCTTTAGGCTCCTCGAACGAAGAATGCCCACACTTCTCAACATTGGGATCATAAGCAGGACACTCGCAACATCCTTCTATCACAAAACTTTCACTAAACTTTTTTAACCGACCCACGTTGTATTTCTCCTTTAACCTTAACCTATAACTTTCTTATACTCAGCCTCGTAGACCTGGAGAAGAAGGTTACGCATCGATGGAACAAGCTGGGGTTCTGTAGCCCGATCAGTAACACTAGCCCAATCACTAAACTTACTTCCTAGACTAAAGCACCCTTCACCCATAGCGATTAAGGGACATTTACACTCCACCCCACCAGATCTATAACAATAATTATCTCCGCCTGAATACAAGACACACAAACCACAAAGCTTAGTATCTGAACCTTCGTTCATACTTACTTCTCGGGACCACTTAGCTACACTAAGAGCAAGCGCCACCAAAGGTTTATATTTCTCTGGTGTATATCCGATAGCCCACTGAACATCATTGTATTTAACTAACCGAATCCAAGGCTCCCATTCTTTTTTGTTATACTTCATCACTTCACTTCCTTCCATATTGGAAAATTACCAGTACAATACCCATTTTCAATGAAATCTTTAATAGTAGGTGAAATGAAGAGCTTCTCAGTACCCCGAGTAATAGCTACATAGAGCAAATTCATTTCACTAGAGTTAATAATCCCTGCACCAGGATCATCCTTATGTGCCTCAATCATTCCTGAAAAATCAGGAGCTAATTGAACCACTGGAAATTCTAAACCCTTGGCTTTATGTCCTGTTGTATAAGTTAAGTCGGAATACTGAGCGCCTACATCTCTTTTTTTAACTTCTTTAATAATATTAGGTATCCTCGATCCATACTCATCAACCAGTTGAATAGCACTCTCTAATTCATAACTATGAACCTTCCCCGAGTATTCTATAAGCTCTTCATAACTCTTGAAAGACTTAATGAGAGAATCCTTGGCCATATCTGGCTCATCATTATAAACATGATATACATCGAGAACCGATTGAAATCTATAGTTAGTATGATCTCCACCGACAAAGCCAAAGGTCCTTTCGCCATTCCCACACTCGGAAGCAGCAGATCTGAAGATAAAGTTATTACCCCTGGCTATTATAGTCGGGCTCTCAGGATACCCTGTTGTATGTATTTCTGTGCTCAACGACTCCAGGCCGCTCACCGCTCTCTTCTCACCCAAGAACCTTTGCAGGAGGGTAGTTGCTAGTTTGGCGACCTCTGGGCCGAACCTGAAGCTCTTGGAGAGATACAAGCTCTCGGCATCTTCAACCTTACTTAAGGCATCTATACTTCCTCGCCATTCATAGATAGCTTGAAAAGGATCGCCTACAACAATTTTTCTACACTTCTGCTTCTTCATAATGTCCCAGACACAAGGAGTAGTATCCTGAGCTTCATCGAGCATAATATAGTCAAAATCTAACACTGGCTCTGATAGTTGATATAACTTTAAGTACCCATCGTGAGTCATTGGTAAAGACTTCGATTGCATACTCTTCATATCCTCCCATACTCTCTTAGCCATCTGGATAAGTGGAGGAGGTCTCAGAGCCCCTTCATAATAATCGAGAATATCCTGAGTAAAATGAGCTTCAGTAATATCTCTATCAGGAGATGATAAGAACTTTTTTAGTATAGTATCAACAAAGTTTGCTACAACTATATTATTCCACAAGCCTAATAGTTTAGAAATCCTCCAAAGAGGTACACTAAACTGGAAGAGCCCAGCCTTCTGATACTTCGCACCGAAGACTCTATAAGCTAAAGAATGAGTAGTTCGACTCATTACATTAGAAGGCATCTTCCTCTCGGCTTCGAGCTGTATAGCCTTGTTAAAAGCTACGTATAAAATTCTATTAGTTGAGCGAGCTTCAGCATACTTCTCTAAGGTGAAGGTCTTCCCCGTACCAGCGAAAGCTGTAACGAGGAGAGATCCACCTTCTGGAGGAGTAGCGTCAATTATCGCTTGTTGTTCATCTGTTAATTTCATAAACTTAACTTTCTTTTGAGTATCTAGGTATAAACTTTTTACATAAAGAATGTTACAACCCACCCAACAAATAAAAATAATGCAGGTTGAATAATCATGTGTATAATACGTACTTCCGTCTTAGTTAAATTATCAGAAAGCTCAACACTTTCATCCCAATTACCCCAATTGAATTGTTGAGTCAAAAACGAAATGATTAAATCTATACCCACTGCTTCTGTTAAAGTAATCTGTCTAATGTCCCACGGAGAAGAAACAAACCAACTCCAAAGAATTTGTAAAACAAAACCACCCCAAACAATAACTACAGCACCCAAAAATAAAATACCTAGCCCTTTTAGAAATTTATTCATTATGTTTCCCTTACCTTATCTTTCGTTATGGCTTAATAGCGTCTACTGCCTTAAGCTGCATTAGGTGTATCTCATCACCCCATCGCTGCAGTGAACCCTTGTAGATAATTCCATTATCTGGATTTTTCTTTAATAGATACCAAACATGGGCACCGCCGAAATCATTGTAGCCCCAGAAGCCAAACCGGTATCCTTCATAGCCAATGATTTCATAGTTCAATTCCTGAAATCTTATTTCAGAGCGCTCTTTTACATAATTCAGGTTGCCGGAAGACCCAATTCCAAGCCATATAATAATTCCCACAACTATACACGCAATGGCTAAAGCTATAAAAAGATCATTCCATTCATGCCACCATCTTGATATTACATTTTTCATTTCCTTTTCCTCCTATTGAATCCTTGATAATTTACGTTGTCGGTCTTCCTGCTATTATTGATTCTAAAAAAATCATCTCGCCATCTTCTTTAATCGTCTTCATCTCATTCTCCTTTTTGTTGTTTATCTTCCTTTGTTGTTCATCTGTTAGTTTCATTTTTTATCCTCATATCCTTTAATATACTTTGCCTTCACAAAACTTCACTGAACCACACCTTTACCAAACGTAGCTCTACCTCACTTTACCCAAACATTACCGTGCAGAACTTCACCTCACCAAGACAGTACGAGACATAACCGCACTTTACCCTTACTCTACCTCACCTCACGTTACAGAGACCAAAACTTGACACCACATAACTCTACCAACACCACACATCACGTTACCGGACTTTACCATCACAAAACTTCACTCAACCTGGACCATACTCCACAAAACTATACCTCCACATCACGTTACCAGACTCAACCTGGACCTCACTTCACAGTACTTTACCGTTACCGTACGTGACTTTACCGCCACATCACCCGACAGTACTCTACCAAGACTTCACTTCACATAACCAGAACAGGACTACACTAGGCAATACCCTCACTGAACCATACCGTACCGATACGAAACCAAAACATAACTCTACCGTACGAAACCAAAACATAACTTTACCCTAACTTTACCAAACTTTACCTTAACTTCGCTCTTCCCAGGTAAAAGTACCCTTTCCCGAATTCCTCCACTGAAGAAGTCCATTTAAAGCTCCATAATCTAGAGCTTTTGGTATCAAATCAAATAATTCTGGTTGACGACAATGGACTTCAAATTCAAATTCAGTCCCTTCAGGAATTGTCTCACTAGTAGCTAGAGCTATCCTTGGACCTTGTTGAGTCTCTGCTCTTAAAGGTCTTGTACAAAGACCCATGTCCTTCCCTTCAGGTAGCCTCAACTTTATCTTTCGGGGAGTAACAAAGATAAAGTTATCTACAAGACGCTTATAAGTCCACTTACTAAACTTATATTCCTTCGTCCCTACCTTAATATAAAGATCTTGAAACTCTACTTCACCACCTAAGAAATCCTTGATATGACCCCTCACCTGATAATCATAAATAAAAGGATCGCCGTCTTCATCCCGTGGAAAAACAGTCAAAGACTTCTCAATAAGCTCTGCGGCAGAAAGAGCAGCCATCTCCTCCTTAATCTTATTCTTGTCTGCACTCTTGCTGGCAATAAATTTCTCATGCACTTCAGGATCTGCAGCAGCAGTTCCCAACATCTCCCTAATTAACTTACATTTCGCTTTTACAGTTTTCATATCCTTTACCTTTCTTTTGGTTATTGACAACCTTAACTTTCTTTGTATAAACTACCCCTCAGATCCTCTATCCACTTATTCCGCTCTTCAATCCTAGCAACTTCTTCAGTATAATTTTCTGAATGATATTTAATATCCTCTTTAGCATTTTTAATTTTTAGTTTTAACCACTCGGCACCGCTCGAAGGTTCCGAAGAAGGTTTATCGGGTTCATAACTACAATCAAAACTGATAGACTGAGTAATCTGCTCAATCATAAATTGCTTAAGTCCTCGATGATCCTCCGTTGGAGGAGTCCAATCTCGAACCTTTGCTAGCATAGATTCATAACCTTCTTTTTGTTTCTTGTTCTCTATTAATCGCTCCTCATAATAAGCCATAGCTTCTTTCCACTCGGCCTTTGCTTCAATAGCCCCTTGTTCATTACTCATCTTTAACAAGGATTCTAGTCGAACCTCTTCCTTTTCTAACTCATCTTTATGATAACTCGAAGGTTCCAAACGCTTCGGTATTGGTTTATCAAAAGAATCCTCCTTCATATTGATAAGCGCTCCGAAAGCCCTGGCGCAGATCAAAACAAAATCGTCAAACGAAACTCCCTTGTTAATATAATCTGTGTATCCTGATGGCATTGTTTTATTCTCCTCTTTGTTGTTTGTCTGTAAATTACTTTATGAGGATTTCCCTCTACTCCTCTAGCCAATATCTACTGGCACATCATCTGTAATCTCAACTCCCTTGTTAAACATGATCATCTGGCCTCCAGCCTCACCGAACCTCTTTGCCATCTTACATAAAGCCCTGGACTTAATGGAGTCCGAGCTTTCGTTGTCCGAAGCGTTCAGTTTATAAATTATCAGCTCCCGAGCTACCTTGATTTCTACTGTTACTAATCTCATTACTTCCCCTAACTATAAAGTATTCCAGTTGCAATCAGGCCCGAACCTAAAAAAGTTAGAATACTCACTAGAATTGGTACCTCTACTTTATGAGGAGACATAACCTTAGCTACTTCAGGAAGAAGCCAACCGAATATCATTACACCTGCGATTATACAAATTTTCATTTTACTTCTCCTCAGTCTGATTATAAGACCCCCACCATGCATCATTCTCTTTCTCTTGAAGAACTAAAGCTTCTTCAACGGTTCCAACATGATAGTAGTTAGTTAAAACACCCTCAAAACAGGAATCGCAGAAATGGGCATCCTCAATACTGGAGTGCGTGTTGTTCGCTGGCCTTTGATCACAGTATTCACACTTCATTTTACTTCTCCTTATCCTCTCTCGGAGGAAACTTGATAAATGCATAAGGCTTCCTACCAGTATATCGTACATTAAGATCCTCAAGAGCTTCACCTAAATAGCATGCAGCCATTATCCAAGGTTGCGCTTCTGGTACATCGTAGGCATCATCCTCACCCCATTCTTCCTCCAGATGCTTCTTCATACTCTCCAGAACTGCACAAGCCTTAGAGAGGACCTTGGCATCTTTCTGGGAAAGATGTAACTGAGACTCAAGAGGTCTGTCTAATAAAGGCATACTTATATCTTCCCATCTCATTATCGCCTACCTTCCATTTACATCAATTATTTTTTCCGCCGCCTCTTTTGCAGTGTACCGGTTCTCTGCTACACCCCACGTACCAAGTTCGAAACAATCTGCGCCGTGTCTCGAAACTATCACGCCCCATTTGCTGCCAGTGTGCCCGATTTTCATTTCACTGATTTCGTTTATTATTGTTTCTTTTTTCATCTCATTCCCCTTTGTTTGTGTTGCGCATCTCATACTCAATATGTAACCCACCATCAGACACCTGTCAATATACTCAGGTGAAATAAATGCATTTAGTTTAAATTAAGTGGGATACTGTAGGATGATGTGGGTGTAGTGTTTAGTTGAAGATTAAGCGTCGTCTGCATGCTTCTCTTCAGCAGCTAAAAAGTGAAGATTAACTTCATTCATGTCATATACTATTGATGAACCTCCTTCAACGTGTACGCATACATGAATATCTGTTTTAGACCCTTGATGTACATCTAATTCAACTGCAGTAATCTTCTTTCCCGCAAGAGCTTCATGCATCCTAGCTACATCTTCGGCTAAAGAATCAATTCTAGACATTACACCTCGTTGCGGAGCATATACCTCACCTGAACCATAACAAATAAAACAATCCCATCGAGGTTTTATGTATTTCGCACATCTTGGACATTCTATAACAAAGTCAATTTTATCTTTAGTCATTTAGCTCTTCCTTCCTCGCAGAAGGATCTAACACAATGATGACAAATGTGTTTAGGAAATTTCATTACTTAAACCTTAACTTATGTTTACTTTTCTTCTTAGCTTCTTTAATCTCATACACTATCAGCCAGCCAATAAGGAATGCTGAGAAAGCTAAAACTAACATTAAAAATGGTGTTAAAGGATTCATAGGTATTCCTCATCCTTGTTAATATCTTCAGGTTCTAATTCTTTCCACTCGGATAGTTCATTTTCACAGTTGTCACCAAATATTAAACTATGGTTCCGATGTTTATATAAAAATTTCTCAAGAGCTTCTATATAAACATCACCTCGATAAATATGTCTTCTCTGGCCTATCCATAAATGAACCTGGCAATCTTTACATCCTATTGAATATGTTTGGCTCATTGGTTCTCCTCCACATCCTCAAAACTCTTTAACTGCTCCTGGAGCCATTGTTTTATTTTCTTTCTAGGTTCAAATTTATCAAGGTCAAAGTCAACTACTGTTAACGTAGCTCCAGGTATAGAAAGAATTTCTTCTTCATCGAATTCATCAAATATTGAAAATGTAACAAGTCGAAATAAATAAGGATCAGTAACAGTAACTCTCAGAAGAAGCTCCCTGCCTTCCTTTATAAACATTATTTTGGCATCTTTTTGCTCTTTTTCATCCTTACTGACTAACATCTTTTTTACTCTATCAACACGCTCTTTGACCCACGGTATCTCGTGATAGTCTTTATTTTTCATCTACTTTCTCCTTGCACACACATTTCTCTATATGTTCGAGTTGTTGAAGAACATCTCGATGACGCTCTTTGTTTTCACAACTATTAATCAGAACTCCAGATAAGATAAACCCAAAAAATAAGAAAAGCATACTCTGATTAAAATCAACTATCTTTCTTATTTTTTCTAGTTCAGCAGACATCTTTTAAACCTTACTCCCCATCTCCCTCTCCCGACTGTAACTATTTTAATCAGCCACCATTCTCCAACCATCTGGAACATACTCTCGTTGCCTCTTCACTTCCCACTCTCCTGGAGGAAGAACAACTGTACTATGCTCCTGATGATCAATAGCACATTCCCTCATAGCGTTAATGTATGCCATTCCAGCAGCAATTAACAAAGCTGCCTGCTGTCCTGGTCTAATCCTATGAGTATGCCCAGTAGCTTCACCTCTAGCTATTATGCCGGTTTTATCCTCTTTAGCTTCTTGAGGAATTTCATCCGTTTTTACAAACAATAAATCGCCTTGTCGTATCATTTTAACTCTCCTGTGTTGGTTGATAGGTATCTTCTTCTACTCCAAATGTCCATGCAACCGCGCTAGTTGCTGTATTTATTTCTGGGGGCACCCTAAGAGCATACCTTCTATCTGTGCTGGGATCTATAACTTTAACAAACCTAGCTACATCATCACCATCATCTATGTTAGAAGTTTCGATTAATTCTCCCTTCTCATCAGTATGTATTGTTTTACATTCAAGAGTATTTAATACTCTATCCCATCCTATTATTTCACATAAAGCCCTTCTCTGCTCCTGGTTTTCCCATTCTAATGCTTTACTAGGATCTAGATCCTCCGGATTTTCTATCCACTCAGAAGGAACTCTTACACCATGCCAAGAATAAATTGCAAAGTCACTCGGATATTTCAAAGCCGGACCATTTTCGCAATGTAATCTAAATTCATCATCTCGTACTAATATAGTTGGAAATGGTGTTAATATAACAGCATTCTCAAAAGGCCACCACCAACCAGAATGTTTAGAAAGCTCCATTAGTCCATTAAGTTTATTACAACATTCTAAGTGTAGCTCATTTTTAAAGAAATCATAGAATGATAACCAACTAGAATCCTGTAAACCATAACCACATTTATAAACTTGATCCTCTACTTGATCCCTTACTTGATTCCCTACTTGATTCCTTACTTGATTCCTTACTTGATTCCATACTTGATCCCTTACTTGATTCCCTACTTGATTCCATACTTGATCCCTTACTTGATTCCCTACTTGATTCCTTACTTGATTCCCTACTTGATTCCCTACTTGATCCCTTACTTGATTCCTTACTTGATTCCATACTTGATCCCTTACTTGATTCCCTACTTGATTCCTTACTTGATTCCCTACTTGATTCCCTACTTGATCCCTTACTTGATTCCCTACTTGATTCCATACTTGATTCCCTACTTGATTCCCTACTTGATTCCCTACTTGATTCCATACTTGATCCTCTACTTGATTCCATACTTGATTCCCTACTTGATTTAATAAATAAGATCCGATGCAACCTTCTAAAGGACTACCTAAATTAATAAATATCTCAGGTTCCTTCATTCCAACACATTTATATACTTCAATTGCTGCCTGCTTAGCTAATTTGAAATCAAAAGATTCAGATGTTTGAAGTCCTATTTTTAACCATTTATCCCGATACTCAGGAAACTTAGCTATTTGCTCTTCTGTTAATTTTTCAATCTTCATTTTTAGATTCCTCCTAAATGCCACCTACCACAATATCTACATTTATAAGCTTCAACTTCATGATCGAGAGTTCCTCTCTTTCTCATCTCTATATAAGCTTTCTCGGCAGCTAACCTTGTCCGATACCAAATCTTCCTCTTGCATGACCACTCCTCATCTGAAGGCCACTCAATAGTAAAATTACCTCGAAGCTTATTTAGAAGCCAGTTGAACATTAGTTAACCTTATTCCTTAATTACACTTATAGCTATTCTTTGAAGACGCTGTGCTTCTTCTTCAACTCTACTTCTAGGCCAATCTCTTAAAGTATCCCCAACATGACTTGTATCAAAGCCTACCCACCAAAAACCCTTATCACCATTTTCAAAACCACTGTATGTAAGGCCGCCATGAATATCCACATCATATTCATTTTCTATATCCATATAATACTTTTCATACCAAGGATGCTCTTTAGGAACTCCTATATAACCATTACCCCAACCCATATCAAAACCCACTAGAATATTAAGATTTTCCGATTCTTTTCTCATAGGTGAAAGTTTTACCTTTGTTCTAATTTCCATCTTTACCTCTTAACCTGCATTGAAAGATCCAAGAATAACTCCTGGTTTCTTTATATCTCCGTATGCTTCACCGAGATACTTGGCTGTAACTTTATCTGGAGAAGAAGCCCAGGTATCTGAATTCCTGGAAGACCAGGCATCACTACCATAAGGGTGAATAGATTTAGCCTGCTCCTCGGTCTCTGCTGCGACTACAGCAGAATCAAAAGTGTCATAATCATCGTTCTCATCCTGAAATATTAACCAAAGTTTCATTTCTCTACTCCCTATTAATCCCAATAGCTATCACTATACTACTGAGTATCTCCCATTGCTTCTTAGGTTCTAAAGAATTCAAAAAGAACTCCATCTCCCTCGACCAGGGTATAACTATACCCAAAGATACAAAAGGCTTCCCATTAATTAATACTAAAGGAAATTCATTACTGCCTATAGTTTCATAACCTATAAGCTCACCTACCTCGAATTGCTCATTCTCATTACTTCGAACTATAACCTTAGTAGATTCGAATTGAATTTTCCATTCTTCGAATTTAGTCATCAGCTATCCCTCTACTACTTTAGGACTAAACTCCTCCACTGACCCAAGTTTTCTTAAAAACTTTTTATAGCCTTCCATAAAACTCTCCATCTCCTCAAATTTCTCAAGCTTCCTCTGGAGGCTCTCATTCTCGGTTAGGATCTTAGTGTATTCTGAAAGCATAATATATTTTTCTACATAACGATCAACTCCAGCAGTGAGAGACACTTCAACTATTCTATTAAAATCTATAGCTAACCTAGTTGGATTTGCCTCAATTTTTTTCTGTTGTTTTGCCTCCATAGAATTCCACCTATCATCAGGTACTTCAATTTTCTCAACATTAGGAAGATCTGGTTGCGGGTTTTTCTTCTTCCTCTTCATAATAACATCATACTCCTCGCGGCCTACTGCTTTCACTATTCGAACATCCCATGAACGAGACCCCATATCTCTCTTAAACTTTGAATTTAGCTTTTCAGCTTCAGTTTCACTAGTTAATTGATGATTCCACAGTCTCACCAGTTCTCGATGCTCATCTTCTGTCCAAGTTCCTTTACTTCTCTCAGCCATTGTCTTTCTCCTTTTAAAGTTTACTTATCTCGTAGTTCAATGCTCCATTGAATAAAGCCATGCTTATATTCTCCGCAGCCTTCTTATCCACACAGTAAATTACCATCTCGAAATCATTGTCATCAGATATAACTATAACGTTATAAGCTATAGAACCATCACTCAGCTTTTCTTCTTTGATTGATACTTGATTTTTAGACATTGGATTTCTCCTTCTTATACTTCAGACCTCTCCGTAGACACCCACAAGATTGTGCAGTACCTCGCTTTAAATTAATCCCATAAACTACAGTTAGCTCTCCGCAATCACACCGACAAAGCCACTTCCTATTCTTATGTTTATCTCTTACTGGCCACAATTCTAAAACTTCCAACCTACCAAATCTCTTACCTGTAAGATCTATTAACTGTAACTCCTTAACTCTTTCTGCATGTAAACATCCACAACTTTTTGTTACACCATAGTTTAAACTTGATCCCTGAACAGTAACTTCCTTTCCACAATCACACCTACATAACCATTGAGGATAGATGTCTTTCAACCTTTTAGATTGAAGCTCAAGAACTATTAGTTTACCAAATCTCATACCCACTAAACTTTTTACCTTATCCTGCCACCGACAACGTGGAATATCTCTCTTAAGCCTTTGTTGCTGCACTGCCTGGTGGGATACTCCAAGCTTCTTAGCTAGTTTCCTGTCAGTAACCCTCCCAAGAGGCTGTTCATCCCAATTAATCTTACCCATCAGAATTTCCCCACTGTCTCATATTTTCTTCATGCTTCTTCTTCAATATCTTATCTAAGATACCCTTGAAGATAACAGCTATCTCATAAGGAGTTCCCTCTAAACAACCACCATGAGAATCGTGATAGTTAACATCCGCCTCTATCATCTCAGCTATGTATAGAAGCTCCTCATGAAGTTCACAATCTGCCTGTAAATCAAACTCTGTGCCATCACTGGCTACACATACCGTTTTATGTTTAATTTTCATTTTACTACCTCCTCTATTGTGGACAAGACAGGATTCGAACCTGCTTTCTTCTAAAAAATGGCCTCTCTGTGTCCCTTCACAGTTAAGACGGCAGTAGGATTCGAACCTACACACGCGGAACCACCAGGGACAGGAATTGAACCTGTAACGGGGTGCGACCCATACCATTTCCGTCAAGAGGCCTGTGGACAAGATGGGACTCGAACCCACATCTACTTAAGCTGATATATTTACAGATTGCATGGTTACCCATGTCATTCAGCCGCAGTGTCTGCCAAAATTGGATCTGGACTAGCCATCACGCTTTAAAGACTATTGTCTTCGTATCCAGTATTGTAGATGGTCCAATCATTCCACCACTTGCCCATATATAAATTACTTTCTCCTCCCTAAATATAATCCTTAGGCTTCACCTGTTGAACTGCACTGAGTAGTTCAAGTTCTGTCGTTCCAAAGATTCTCAATGAATGATGATCATATTGTCCATTATTCAACAAACGCATTCTACCAACTTCATTACCTGGAAGATGCCAGTACCCATATTTGTAACCTTCAGATTGCTCAAATACTACATCAGGCTCTCGAAGCTTCTCATTGAACTCTGTTTGCTCTCTACGTCTATCTTCAGCCGCCTTTTGAGCAACTTCAGCCCAACCCTCTAATTGATCTTCTACCTTTGATTTCATCTTAGTCTCCCTCTCTAGTATTACATGATGCTTCTCATCTAAAAGAGCAGATTTGCGCTCATCTAATGGTCGGCCTCCCCATGTCCTACGTTTACTTCTGAAAAAAACACAACTCTCATCTGGTTTCATCATTTTTATTACCATAACATCAGGATCATCTAATTCCCATTTGTGGAATTGAACAGCCTCTTCTCGAATCCTACGATTATGGTCCTCATCTCCGCAGGCACCTATTCTTGGATCTCCTATAGAAATCCAGGATACACAATGTTTACACTTACGCTTCTTGCGGCCATAGGCGACTATAGAACCGTCTTCGTTTACTTCCTTAGTGAGTACATCATGATCCTTATAAAACTCCTCCAGCGCCTCATGAGAGGTGTCCAAGAGCTGCTCTTCCTCTACCTCAACAGGATAACCAAAAAGTGTTTTAGTCTTGGATGTCATCTAGCTTACCTTTTAAATCAAAATTGATCTCTGGATACTCCCTACGAATTGTGTTTTCAAGCTTGTGCCAGTCTACAACTGCACATGAGAAAAGAGCCTCTCTTAATACTACCGCTGCCGGTTTATTCTCAACTCCAATACCCCCTAGAATCATTCCAGAAATAAACGTCTGTATTTGCGCAACTGTCATTCCCTGCTCATTTTGGTCAATCCAATTATGAATAGCAGTATGCGCCTCTTTAAGAGTTGTTCCACATCTTTCCCTATAGAGCTTTATGGCATCCGCTCTATAACCAGCTTTGATTTCTTTTATCTCTGCTTCTACTAAAACAGGCATAAGGTGCATTTCGTTTGTCATTTTACTTCTCCTTGTATTCAAATCAATTTGTTGAATAACTATTTACATGCTTCTCTCGGGCTTGACCCTCACCTATAACTCGAAGATTCATTTCTTTGAGTTCAGGATAATCAACACGAGCTTTTCTCAGTACCTCTAGAATTCCCCCTACATAAATGTCTACAAAAACATTCTCTTCCGAAGTCCAAATTGAATTATAGAGATTCTGTTTTTTCATTTCCTTAGCTCCTTGTGTTTCGCATCTCATACTCAGAATATAAGACACCTTTCAGCACCTGTCAATATACCGAGGTGAAATAAGTGAATTTAGATTAAATTAAGTGGGATAGTGTAGGGAAAGGTGAGTTTGTACTAATTTCCTTCAAAGTTCATCTACATTCCAGGGTGTTGAAGTAATTCCAGAGAGGAAATCTAGAAATTGATCGCTTAATTCTTCTTCGTCCTCGTCATAAAATAGATCTGTCTCTTGCCGCAAAAGCGTAACTGAAATTCGATCTACTATTTGAGGAGAATGTACCCGCACAAAATCTTCGGGGCCATCCTCTATATTTCCACGTAATACCACTAGTTCTGGAGTATTTCCCTGATCCTCCAACTCAGATGCATAGCTTTCCATTGGATCATACATATTACGAACAGCATTCATAACTCCATTAAAAGCCCATACACCCCCAGACACCTCAATATCATGAGTGTAACCCATGGATTCATATCCTTCTATATCAGAACCTTTTGGCTGAAATCTGAATGCATAACCTTTGTTTTCGTAATCCATCAGTTTGTACGTTATTTGTAATACCTGATCTTCAGTTAAAGTTTCCTGTTGCTCATACTCTTGAGCTAACCTACTGAATCCTGCATCTGGTATTCCTAGTTTTATTATAGAACTCCTTCTTTCCGAGCTTCTTCTAATACTCTCGCACCCTGCTCCCGAGGATACTTTTCACCTACTGTTAATATAACATCAACGACTGCACAGCCCTTGTCTGTCATTTTTTTAATATCATTCATAATGTCTACAAAGCCAGAATCACCTATCACCAACTCAGGATCATCTTTTTTAAGGCCACTATTTAAGTCAACCTCGTCAGAAGGCCCTTTTACAGGGTCATGAAACGACTGAACATCAGGATACGTGCTGGTATCAGGGATTTGAGCATATCTCGAACTGACCTTAACAGTTTTAAGTTGACTGGAATTTTTTTCAAGGTGTTTAAACTCAGGAAGAACTTCCACAGCCCCCTCCTTGGCCTTGGGGGGAGGGTTGGCAACCCTTGTTCGGGTCGAGGGAGCCGTGGAAGGACAAGACCTTTTTGCTTTCTTTATATCATCTTCATATTCATCATCTTCTAACAACTGAGGATTGTGGCTGCATTTCTCCTCGTGAGCTTCCATCTCCGAAACACTAAAACAAAAATAATCACAGAATGAGCAGAAATATACTACACCTTTTATCATTGCTTTCTTATAGCTCTCTGTATCTTCTTCTTCATACTCATCATCATACTGAGCTGTCCTGAATTCTGGTAATATTTTCATTTCCTTAGCTTTCTTGGCATTTTTGGCCCTCTTTACTATACACTTACCTACCATCCGAGCAAACATTGGAGGCATGCTCATATCATCAGGCATCTCCATATGAGATAATATAAAATTGGTCATCTCCTCTACTGCCGCTGTTAAACCTTGCATATCTTTTCGCCTGGTAAAAGCTTTCATATCAATAACAATAGATTCAATCTCATCCCAGTCTACATCATCATCTTCATATTGAGCCCTCTTAGCTGCTGTCTGTGCCATCTCAGGCATTTCAGGCATGGAGGTGCCACTCGTGCTCGGAGAAGTGATACTATATGATGTTTGAAGCTCAGTGTCCTCTACAGTTTCTACCGCTGGAACAGGCTGTCCTTGCTGCTCAGCGGGCATCAAAACCTTATTAGTAGTTCCCTCGGGATCATCTACTACTATAAACTCCGCTCCAGTATTATTAAATACTGACTGGCCTACCTGGAGCTGATTGGGGTCAATCTGCTCCTGGGCAGTCTTGGCATACTCATCGGCTATACTCATGAATACTGAAGAAATGGCAGTCCTCCTTGCTCCACTGGCTCTCTTTACGTTTGATAATATTGAATCAAATTCCATGCGATGACCTCTTTATATTGGATAAGGTTGAATTAAATAGGAACAAGGGACTTGAACTATCCTGATAAAAATCAAACATAGCGGCCCTTTTCTTGCTTCATAGATAATAGTTTCACCCCAATAAAATTAGAGCCAGAGCTTACATCTCCACAAGCGTTTATACTCTCTGTGTAACTCACAGCGAGTTGTTTCAAATTAATAGCAGCATTCAGATCTCTATCTAGTTCTAGTCCACAAGAAGAACACTTATAAACACGATCTGATAATTTCAAATCATGTTTAATAGTTCCACAACAAGAACACATCTTAGAACTGGGATAAAATCTATCTGCTTTAAATACAATGGAACCATTCCATTTAGATTTGTATTCAATTTGTCTAAGGAATTCAGACATAGAAGCATCTGAGATTGACTTAGATAATTTTCTATTTCTTAACATCCCACTTACATTAAGATCCTCTATACATATAGTACCTGCACTCTTGGTTATCGCAGTACTGGCCTTGTGCAAGGCATCTTTGCGGATATTAGAAACTTTATAATGTTGTTTAGCTAGTTTAAAAACTGCTTTCTTTCTATTGTTAGAACCTTTTTTCTTACGGGATACTGATTTTTGTAAGAGTCTAAGCCTTTTTTCATTCTTCTTTAGTGCTTTAGGGTTTTCAAAAACTTCTCCGTCAGAAGTAATAGCAAGAGATTTTATGCCGACATCAATACCTATAATATTAGGACTATCAGAAGGTATTGGATTTATAAGTGTATCAATAGAAATTGATACGAACCACATATCTGCTACCCTACTCACAGTAGCAGATAATATCTTCCCTTCAAAACGAAGTTCTTGGGCCATTTTGACCCATCCTAACTTCGGAATATAAAAACGATCACCTCTCTCTTTAATGTGAGAAGAACCTAAATAAAAAGAATCCTTGCACTTTCCTTTTTTCTTAAAACGGGGAGCTTGATTCCCCAACTTAGGGTTCCACCACTTTTTCAAAGACTCAAATGCATCGTGAACAGCTTTTTGGGAGGCCCACTTAGAAACATCATACATCCAAGGAAATTCTTCTCGCTTAATAGCATTCAGTCTTTTAGAAAGATCATACCCCGAGGTCTTAACCCCCTCTTCATAAAGTCTACGAGATTCAGACAAAGCCCAATTATAAGCAAATCTCTTAACTCCACAGGCATTCCTAAAATAAGTCTCCTGCTTATTATTAGGGTACAATCTGATTTTATGGGCCTTGATCATCTCTTCCTTACTAAATACTTTTGCTAAACTTCAACTAACTAGTAATCCTAACCCAACCCACTACGGGAAATCTAAAGACGATCTTGTAAAATTGATCTAATCTTCGTCTTTTCTCAATTCACTAATAGGTATGCCATTAAAATATAGAACACCAGTTTCTCCGAGATAGATACCCTGGTTCCCCTTCTTAATAAACTCTTCTCTCCACTCTTCATTTTCAAGTTTATTCTGCATATCATCCGCTGTAGCACCGCCCATAAACGAAATTGTTTCTCTGTCTTCTATAAGATCTTCCATAGCCAGTAAAAACCATTTTCTAAACTGTCTTTCATCCATTCTACTTAGTCTCCTTGTTCAATATTTCTAGGCATTTCCTACAGTACTTCTGGTCTACCCTATTTGTATGTCTACGACAGTTATCTTCTCCACAATCAAGCCAACTCTTTTTTGACTTAGAACTACAATCCACCTCATGTTCTTCCATCTCCGAAACACTAAAACAAAAATAATCACAGAATGAGCAGAAATACACAACACCTTTTATCATTTAGTCCTCCATATCCCTTATTTTAAAACACTAAATCTTCTTTTGGCCAATTCCAAGGAAGAAAAATGTCTACAGGATAACATTCACCTTCTGGTTCAAGAGTACTTAAGACATACCCGCGATGCTCATAACCAATATGACCATCCTCTCCACTATCAGTCCAAACCTCCCATAAGTAAACTTCAACCTCATTTCCAGTACCTTGAAAATCCCCTTTCTTAATTAATTCCTCATAACATAAAAGAGATCTCATAGGATGCCTTGGAGGTTCTACTAAATACTGCATAGTCCTATACACTCGGGCTGTAAGAGGAGTTACAATCTGAGGTTTTGTAACTACAGTCTCAGTAGGAAGAAAAAGTTCAAGAAATTCACACATAAGAAAAACACTACAAGTTGACTCCTTTAAAAGATCTTCCCTAGAAATAAAAGTATTTAGTAATCTTGCAGGTAACCCCATTTTAATAACCCTCCTTTTCTAACTCTTCATTAATGCGTTGACGCCGTTCCCCGTCTTCGCGCCCTTTGTTGTAATCATATTGATCGCCGTCATGTTTAAAATAGTCATTATCTGGCTCCCGGCTTTCTCGTCCGTGACCCTCATCAAAACCCTTCTTATACCAATCAGACATTTATTCCTCCTTAGCTTACCCGACACTCAGGGCAAATTGGCCAACCCACATAACCAAAATATACGTCATCACCACTTATGTACTCACCAGCGTAACCGCATGATGGACAAATATTCTTATCTATTTCCGCTTGAGCTTCATCATGAACTAAACAATTATGCTCGGAATCACCCTTGTTTTCTTCATATGCAAGCTCTTCTTCATATAATTTAATAAATTCTATAATCTTAGAAAAATGTAGAACCTTAGAAATTTGCTCTTCTCCGTTTCTTCTGACAACAGCTAACCAACCCTCACCGTGCTTATCTTCTATGAAACCATCAATTATTATTTCTTCATCAGTCTTATAGTCATGAAAACTACAAAAACCATCGTCTTCACAATGAACGGATTTAATAAACTCAGTAGATGCTTTTAGAAAAGATCCCATTACTTTACCTCCATTATTGAAGGATCTATTCCTTTTTGCAAAAGACACCTAAGAGCACCTCTTGCTGTTAACATATTCAAATGTGGATCACTTATAACCCATATAATAAAGCCCATAATATCTCTACGTATTACATCATTAGCATTCCATCCAACAATTTTTGAAAAAGACGAGGCTTCTCTTTTTGTTCTAAATTGTAATGCTTCTCTTTGTTCTTTTGTAGTTAAACTATATATACCAGCTCTGTCAGTTTTTTCTAAGGATTCTTTAAGATGTAATTTTTGTGAATGGTTCATTTTAGCCTCTTTTTGTGCTTCGCATCTCATACTCAGAATATAAGACACCTTTAAGAACCTGTCAATATACCGAGGTGAAATAAATGCATTTAGTTTAATTTAAGTGGGATAATGTAGGGAAAGGTGGGTAGCTAAATTTCCCCTCTTCTAGCCCCTAACCACCTAGCTACTGAAATCATCTTTCTGTCATAGTTGGCACTAACAGATGCCGACCCATATCCAGGCCATAATGACCAAGGTCTCCCATGGGGTTCATCCAGTCTGAGCCACCTCTGAGCTTCCAACGCTCTTCTAGCCATCTCTCTTACACCTAAATAAACACCTGGATGGATGGACATTAAGTAATCAAAACGTTCCCTGCTTACATTCTTAACCTTCAACCTTAATTGATAAGGTCCACCATCAAACTTATTATGCATGTGAACTGTCTCTTTTACTCCCCATTTGTTCGTTATTACTACAGATCCTTTTGCATAATCAGGATGGTTAATAATCCTCCAAACGGTCTCCTTATCATAAGTAAGTCGGAATTTGGGTACTACTTTTTTATCAACCTTACGCCTGACTGTTTTACCTTTCCAAGTCTCGGTTATTAACTCACGTCCAACATGCTTAGAAGCCCATCTTCGAGCAGCATAATTAAGAGAACACTCATTAAAACCACCTTCATTAGCCGATGTAGCAAAGGCACCCCAAGGATTAATCTTAACCCCTTCTTGTTTTTCAATCTCCTCTAAAGATTTAACATAAGAAATTGCCCATGTAGTAGCTCTAGAGTAATATTCCTCCTCGGGAACATCCTTTCCACAGACTTCCCATTTGATTATTTTTGTTCCGTTGATTAGTTTCTGCTGACGAGAACGTAAAATGCCCCGCACAAACCGTATCCAAAGCTCGGTATCTTCGCTATCCTTCTCCCAGAGATTGTCCAGATCAATAATAGATCTGAGATCTACATCCTTGACCTCCTTTTGAGCCTTTTCACGTATTTCTATCTGTGCTCCGTCAAAAATGATGTCTGCTGTTGTCTTTCCTGGGCTACTACCCCACGCAGTAACCGCCGCTAGGACTAACGCTATCAGTGTCAAAATCATCAGACCTGCTGGAACTTTTACCCAATCTTCTTTCATCATCTATCCTCCTGGTTAAACCTTCAACAATTACTTTCAGTCACTACAAAATAATTGTTGATGTACCCTGGACTATAACATACTTTTTTATGGGATCTTAAGGAACTGAATTCCACTCTTTCTCTAACGTCCCATTATCAAGCCATTTCAAAGCTGTATTAGTATGACCAACACATCTCATATACTTCATTGCTTCTTCTCCAAACCAAACAAAAAACGCATACTCCGACATATCTGTCTTCCCATCATAACTAAACGAAGGTCTACGTTGTAAAATATGTACTTCTGCAGGAGGTCGCTCAGCATATAAAGGCATCCTTTGTTTAGAAGATAGAAATGATAACCTTAAAAGATAAATCATTACTCCATTGGGTTGAAGTAAATCTAATGACTTCCATATAAATGGAAGCGCCTTCGAGAATGGGGGATTCGTAGCTATTATATCAAACTTCGTAGCAGGACCCCTCCAAGAATCAGACTCTAAGAAATCAGTCTTTTGATAAAATGAGAAATATGAACCTTCCCTCTGTAAGAGTTCATCAAAGGGAGTAACCTCACTCTCAATCACCTCTCTATTCTCTACCGCTACTGCTGAACAACCCCTTATTAAACCTGCATTAGCAAATGGTGCCTTTGCTCCACAACCTGGCTCCAGGATACTCAGACTCTTCTCATTATGTGAGTAGATCTGCGACTTAGCATACTTCACCGCCCAATCAGCTAAGTATCTCGGCGTCTCGTAGTTATCATTCTTTCCAGCCATCATTTCACCTCCTGGGGTGGTTTGTTTTGTTTTATTGCATTTCGGTACTCTTGAGAATAACAACCACTATGACAATAAACCTTCGCATGCTGACTAAAATTGTATCGTGTTCTTTCAAGGAATGCTTGAGCTTTAACCCTTGAGAAGAAAGGCCCAGTAATCATGCCAGCTATACTATAAACACCTCTCTCATTAGTATTAAAATTCTGTTTGGGATCTATAATAATCCACCAAGGACTGTCCGTTCCTTCATTATTTTCTATATCAACATCTATTGTAATTTTCACCACTTCACCTCCAGATTTCAATTAAATCCCATAATACTCTTTAATCTCAGCATCACAAACTTCACTGCACGCACTACTCCTACCTTCATAACAATACTCTCCACAATTCATACAAATACCAGTAGGCTCAGCACTACCTTCTTTAAAAGGCTCATATATTCCAAGACCTTTACTAGGAAATTGCATAGCTGTAGGATCAATAATTTCATTATCTTTATCCACCAACCACCAATGTTCACGTTTACCCCATACAGGACAATAATAATGCCCCCGCACAGCAGTTAACTCGTTAAAGATTTTTTGCATTTCAGTAACTCGTTCCCTACATTGCCCATAACAATTATAGGGTACATTAGTCATTATCCACTCAGTATACTTAACCACCTTACTTCCCCCTTTTACCCTTTTTGAGTATACTGTCTGCACAATCTGGACACAGATAACAAGGCTTTCCCTCTTTATCAATTACAGACACCCATCCATCTTGTATGACTATTTGCATATCTCTATAGTATGTTTTATCGCCACATTTGCTACAAATGATGTAGTTCATCACTCCACCTCTAATTCATCTCCGAAGCCGAAGGTACCTTCTCCGCTCTAACTGGCGGAAGAACAGCCTTCCGACCCAGCTTCTTGTTAACTCTCTCTATCCCTTCTAAAATACCATCCCACTCTTTACGGGCGAGTTCCTTTGACTCTTCCAGTACTCCCTCCAATATAGGAATCAAATGATCTCGATGCTCTGGCAATAGACAAACACAAGTCCATTTACTATAAAACTTGTAATAAGGAATATTCAAATCATTACAAATTTCAGCCTTCTTAAGGCTATTAAGAAAGCATTCTATATCCCTTGTAGGTATAGATAACTTACCTCCAGGAAGTTTAAACTCAGCAATACTCATATTAGTAAAACACATCCCACCATAATCAATATAAGCTTCATCAACCTCCTCATAGTGCCCTCCATACGGATTTTCGGGTTTAACCCCCAACTCTGGTATTGAGCCCTCCTTCTCATACTTCTTAATCATAGCTTCCTGAAGGGCTGCTGGAAAAATCTGACTTTTATAGCCCTCTAGTCTTAAATTGAACCACTTCAGAAAATCATAAACCTCTAGAATCTGTGCATTCTTGAACGGTCTATACTTACGTGCCCAAGTCAATCCAGTCTTTGCATCTTGCCAGCGGCCATACTTTCGAGCTTTTGCTCTAACCAATGTTCTGCAAGGATCTCCCTGTCCTCTAGCAAGCCATACACCAGGCTCTAATTCTATAATATACCGCCTCATCACTCCCCCCTGGTTTCTGTGGGCCTACGTGTGTCCCACTTTGGGCAATGTTCGAGGCCAGCATACTGCCCGTCTCTCCCATTTTTTCCACAATCATTTATGTCATAGTGTTCACAATTAGCGCAACATTTCATCTCTTCAACACTGTTGAGGAGTTTCTTTATCCGTTTATCTCTCCATTCTGCGGCCCAGCTAATAGACACGAGCATAGACTGGTACAGTTCAGGCGCGTGTTCCTTTAGATATATTCTCCACTCTTCTTCCATTTCATTCCCCTACCTGCTTTCCTGGTTAGTCTTTACAATCACAGTAATCCTCTGGATAATGGCCACACTCTAAAAGAGCATATCCAGAACATTTTGGGCATTTACATTTTTGGGGTTTCTCCAACTCCTCAACCCTCTTTTCAAGCTGTTCATTTTTCCATTGCCAATTTTTACAAAGAGCTTCAAGGCTATTCACGAGCTTTTTCGACTGCTCGTTTTCTTTTTCAAGCTTATCGTCCTTTGTTCGTCCCGCTGCTATCTCTAGTTTTAATTGCAGGTTTTCGGCCTTGAGTGGCTCGACTTGTCGGTTAAGGCGCTCGTTTTCGATTTTAAGCGCATCCCTGTCTCGTCTTAGAGCGGGAATACACATGCCCCTTGGGTTATAATAATTGCAATAACCGGGCCATTCGACACAACATTCGATAATACACATTGGCTCGCCATCTTCGTACCGTGGGTTTATTTTATTCATCACTCCCCCCTGCTTTCTGTTACTTGTTTCCTCTCGCTCACTCCCAGTGGGGTGTTGGTTATCGCCAAACAGAAGCAACGCTTTTGAGGCTGTGGAATACTGTGTTTTCTATCGTGAATAAATGGACCCAGGCGCTCTCCTGTTGTTATGTCAAAATTAGGCACGGGAGCTATTTGCTCCTCAACTATTTCGGCGTATCCAATATCAAGCGATTCAATAAATTCAATCAATTGTTTCTTGCTAATCATCACTCCCCCCTGCTTTCTGTGGGCTGCCAGTCGTCGCAAACATGACAAGGCTTTCGCGCCCTAGTGTTGTTTCCGCCTATGGCTATAATACAGCGGTTGGAATAACTATCACAATGATAGTGTTCACAATTCCCGCAGCATTTAAGGTGCTCGTTTTCTTTTTCTAACTTGTCATCCTTGGTGCGCCCCGCAGCTATCTCTAGTTTTAATTGCAGGTTTTCGGCCTTGAGTGGCTCGACTTGTCGGTTAGACTTATCCCAGTGGCGCTGGGCTTCGTCTAGGTCTTTTCGCAAAATTACTAGCTCATCGGCAATGGCTGCCCTACTTATTATCAACCGCTCGATCTCGACATCATCTTTATTCAATTGCTCTCTTAGGTAAATTGCAGCATCGGACATCTTGCCAGTACCCCCACACATACAAGGCTTGCCTGATGTCGGTTCACCTGTACCCATACAAGCATCGCACATGTTCTCAGCCTCGGCTGCTAGAGCGCGGGCTTCGAGTGCGGCAACATCGGAGGACTTGCAGATCTGTTCTTCTAAATTTTCTTCAACCTTATTGTAGTCATCACAGTGAATAAGCACTCCATTTGGTTTTATGTACCATCGTTGTATTTTACTCATCTTTTTCCTCGTCTTCGTCAAAATCTGGACAATGCTGACTACTTATATATCGGCCCATTATGCAAGGGTTCATATTTTCATCCTCCGTAGATTCAAAAAGTGAACAATTGCAACAAGGATATGGTGCATCTTCTTTATTCATTTAACTATCTCCATTTGTCTCTCGTTCCTTCATATACTCGAACCATTTTAAATATCTGCCATCCAATGTAGCAACATCGGCAGTTCGTTTCTTAGCTTCTAAAATTCTTTTCAGATATTTTATTCTTTCAAACTCAGTAAATCCTCTAAAAAGCCTTACCTCTTCTTCAACCATAAGAGTAGGTTCTTTTAATACTGAAACCTCTACTACAGCTCTAGTTGGATAGCCCTTTCCAAAATCCTTTAATTCTTTAAGCATTCGAACTACTTCCTTTGCCCTGTTAGATAACCCCTCGGGAGTACAGGATTGAAAATCTGCTCTTCTCCTGTACCTTCACACTTTAAACACTTCAAATATTTCAAAACTCTTACATCCTCAACACAAACAGTACCGCTACCTCTACATCTTTTACACTTATGAGCCCGTCTTTCTTGCCCGTTCGGTAAAGTTACACCGACTCCAAATGGATCAGAAAACCACCCCATTGTTCCAAATGCTTTTCCTACATGTCTAGGATAGAACCTACCATTTCCCCCACAGAGATTACATTTACCTACAACTTTACCAGATCTTGGATGCTTATAATCACCAGTTCCCCCACATTTCTTACATGGCAGAAAGAAGACTCCTTCACCTTCGCAGTCAGGACACTTAACTTCTCTCATCTCATCACTAAAACCCTTGTATCCAAGCCCATTACATATATCGCACTCCCGAGCTGATACAGTCAAAGGGAGACCCTTTCCAAGATCAGCCAGAGGAGTTCCACATACTGTTTGAAACTCGTGTACATTCTCTCCTAATGTATGAACAGCCCTACTTTGAAGGAATTCATAAGCTTCCTTGAGTAAGTTGAACTCATGATCACTTCCACCCATATCCGGATGCACTAAAAATGATTGTGACCTGAAAGCTTTCTTCAACTCTTGGTGAGTGAATTGCTCTTCCAAATTAGGGATGAAATCTCTGGCTTCTATTTCATTCATTTTAAATCCAACCCTTTTGCTCGGCAATCCATTCAGAGACTACCAGATCTCCCTCGTCACCCTCTTTCCAAATCTCTGAATCCTCGTGGATTTGGCTCTGAGGAACCCACTCTGGCTCATCAAATTCATCAGATTCAACCAAAATTGCTTTCTCTGTTTCTTTTATAATCTTACAATTTTCAATAATATGTTGAGGCATTTTATTTATCTCCCCATCTGGCTTCAGCAGCTTTCTGAGCTATCTCGCTACGTCTCTCAGGAGATAGTTTCTCAGCCCTAGCTAGACCACCCTTCTTTCCACCAAGACGACCTAGAGTCACTGCAGCAGGGTTCTTTTTGTATACTGGAATGCCTCTTTTAGCCCTTTGGCACCGAACTGCTTCTCTTGATACTCCTAGTTTCCTAGCTATAGCAGCATCAGTAACCGCTCCAAAAGGCTGCTCATCCCAGTTAAAGACTACTATTGGTTCCTCGTACATTTCATCCGAATCTAAATTATCATTTTTCTTTAAAGCATCACAGAACTTATAAAGATTAGCCTGTTTAAGACTTATAGGACTAATACCCTTTGTGTACTCAAGCTTCTTTGAAGTCCGCATAATATCATTAATTCTACTTTGAATTTTATACCGAGGTGTTGATCTAGGATGGAAATATCCGAGCCTAATAGCTTCATCAGTTACTTCTCCTGAAGTCCATATTTTAGTTTGGTCCTTATCAATAATTTCATTAACAATTTCTCTAAGAGATTTTTTTCTTTTAGCTAAGTCCACTTCTTCAATAATTTCTGCTTCTTTCGCCACATTATCCAAAAACTCTTCAATGAGATCATCCATAGCCTCTACCTTAAGCATAAGAACCTTTATCTCACGAACATATTTATCTCGTAACTCTTCTAATACAGTTATGAAAGACTGCTCAGACATTTTATTTACACTCCTTTATATGCAGGAATACCCCTTTTGACTCGTTGCTCTCTTACTGTAGTCTGGCATCTACCTAACTTTCTAGCTAAAGAACGATCCGACACTTCCCCGAAAGGTTGTTTATCCCAATCTACTACAGGCTGAAAGGATTCCACACTAGGGGGTTTTACTTTGAAAAAAGAAATAGAAGGAAATTTTTCAGGAAGAGTAGGATGTTTATCTACCTTATGCACAAATTCTGATTTCATTTTAGACAAAGCACCACGAAAACCACTTTTTACACTCTTATCGTTTACTAAAACTTCAGTAAAATAACCTCTTGCCTCAGCTTCCGCCATAATATCATTAATAGCCCACCATCTAGTAGGATCACTCTTAACTATTTCTGAAACTATTTCTTGATTACTCTTTTTCGTCCTCCAACCAGAATCTTTTTGTACCCTTGAAGAGGCTATCTTAGCTACTTCCCCAACTTTCCTTCTCTTCCTCCTACCCTTCTGACTCTTCAACTCCAGTACATCAGCCTTCCTAACAACCGTCTTACCTTCTATTCTTAGCCTTTTTAGATTGCCTCTTTTAATATGAGCATGCATATTAGGATATGTACATTCAAATAGGTTAGCAGCTTCTCGTATACCAATGTACTCTTCTCCATCTTGAAGTACATCCTCGACTACTACTTCACTTTCAGCCCCCTCCAAAAGCTCATCAAGAAACTTTATTCTACCCTCAATTTCTTTTGAACGTTCATTCAAAATTTTTACTTGGTTTTTTAAATTCTCCAATTTTTGAACATGTTTAGCTCGCATTTCGAGAATTCTACCTACTACAGATTTCTCCGACATTTTTCATCTCCCTTCAATTCTTCTAATTTACCAACCCTCTCCTCCAACCTCTTTATCTTCCCAAGTATCTCTTCGAGCACATCAGATGCCTCACCATTCAGGAGCTTGTTCTCTCCCAGGAGCTTTTGAAAAGCATCCTTGAACCCCTCCAATTCGGAGATGGAATTCTTAGTTATGTTCTTAAGACTCTTGGACTTCGGTTTTATTTTTCTTTGAGACATTCAGATCCTCCCTAGTTATAGTAATCAACAGCCAAAAGAATAATCATAAGTGCTGTCAGTATACAAAGCATTGCTTTCTCCTTTTTCAATCAACCAACCCTTACCCAAATATGTAACACAGCCTTTAGAGCCTGTCAATATATCGAGGTAAAAAAACTGCTTCTTTAATGAAATTACTGGGAGGAGAGAAACTACTTCTTTTTAATCTTAATTTTAATAACTTTAATCAAAGCTGGAGGACACTGCAAAGTAACCAGATGGTTATCGGACCACTGATCTTCTTCAATTTTTATAATACTACAATTAGGATATTTCCTATTGATCACAGCAGTTAGAGCATCTGGAGCACAGGAGGAAAGTAAAATAAATATACTGAGGATTAGAAATTTCAAGATTATTTCAGTACTGAGACAGGAGCTTTAACGACTCTTCCAGATTCGAGAGCGACTAGAAAACAGTCTCCTTGACCATCCCATAGCGATTCTACTATTGCAGAAGTCCCACTTGAGATCTCGTCCATAACTCCAGCATGACCAATATCTTCAAACTTCTTGCTAAAGGTTACCTTATCACCTATTTCGAATTTTTGGTCATCCAAGGAGACCTCAGCAGGATCTAAACCTTCGTGTTGCTCGCCAAGCTCAGTCAGATACTCTTCTACTTCTTCAAAAGCTTTTCTCTTAGCAACTTTTAATTTACTAGCCTCATGCTGGGTACCCCCAAATACATCTTGATCGAATGTCTCATTTTTATACCAGTCTAAAAGGTCTTTAGCAGTTTCTCGGCCATTCTCTTCTATCCATTCATCAACATCTTCTTTTGTATGATGCCTGCCAGATGCTTCATAGTTAGATCCGTAGTCAAGCGCATCTATCATGTTTTGATAGAATTTCGATTCTTCTTGAGCCCTTCTCCTAGCGATCATCGGCTCTACAGGAGTATCCAAATCCACCGTCTGCATCAATTCTGCTATATCAGCAGCCATAGCAGGAGCGGCATCCATGCCAGTATCTGGAAGTGCCTCTATAGCTCCCTGCTGGATATGCTGGAGAAGCAGCTCTTCCATTGCAGACTCTAAATCACGCTGCTGCTCCCAAGTATCATCAAGAGAGCCTTCTAAATTTTTGATCTTCGTCTTAATAATCAAGAGTTCCTGGATACCTGCAATAGCTTGAATCTCTAGAGCACCGCAATTCTTGAATTTCTCAAGATATGTTTGAATATCCGAGGCCCTGTAGAAAGAAGCCTTCTTCCTAGAAGCATTGATTATAATTACAGTTTGCTTGGGGTTTGCAGACTTCAATCGCTGTAGATTGAGTAGATCTAAGTCCTTCTCTATAGCTCTTTGTTGCTCATAAAGACTGTTAAACTCATCCTCAACTCCAGTATCAGGATACTCAAGCTCGATGTACTGCTCTAACAATTGAGTAGCTTGCTCCTCAAAGGGCGTACCTTTTAGCTGCATGTACCAGTCTTCCCACTGAGAAGTTATATAAGCTCGTTTCCGTTTAGATTGTTTCATAGTTACTCCAGCCCCCTCTCCAAGCGTTCCTCTAGCTGCCTCATATAGATCAACCGCTGCTTCGGCGGCATATTGGATAAGATCTTCCGAGTATGCCGCATCACTGTCTTCATCCACAGGAATAGGTATCGTAATTTGAAAAACCTCGTTACCACCCTCCGCAAGAATTACTTCGAAGTTGTCACCCTCCTCTTCGGAGACATAGACAATAGCATCAAATCCTTTGATAAGGATGTGAGTTTCACCGTCCACTAGAGTGACTCCTCGTAGTCTTCATCATCATCATCATCATCATCATCATCATCATCAAACTCTGAATAAGACCAGAACCCATAATCTGAACCATCTCCTGGATGAGAACCAAAAGAAGTTCCTTCAGGAGCAATATCATTCATAGCATCCCAAATACTTTCATTGAGAATCATTGATCTCTCTTCAGAATCTTCTTCAGCATCCCAGAAGTCTTTAATATAGCTCCATAATGGATGATTATGGGCAAGGATTCCCTCTAGTGCACTATCAATAGCCTCCACAATGTCAGTATCTATCATTGTGCCGTGACTTATAGATTGATCTTTAAGCTCTAACAAAGCCCTGTCTGCAGAAGTTTCAACCTTGCTTCTTCGAACTTTCTTCCTACTAAACTTATTCTTATAAGTACTATTCAAAGGCTCAATATCTTCACAATGAACTCTATACTCAATACCCTTCGAGGCTATAATGATATAGTCATCATCTGCATTGATCTCTACAATCTTGCCTCGAATCGGACCACCTTTAGTATTGAACTTGGCAGAATCACTAATCTCCATCGGCATTTTGGTTCCGTTGTACATTTTCTGAACAACTTCTTCCACAACCTCAGCGACTTCTTCTTCGTCGAGACCTTCGTCGAAATCTTCACCAAGATCTTCGTCGAAGTCTTCCATCTGGGCTGATTTATAATCCTGCGACATTGCTTCATCTAGCTTCTGCTTAATATCATCCAAGATATTATCAGCCTCAAAAGTATTGCCTTCATCTATAGAATATTCAGCATCATTAAACTGATCCCCAAGTGCAACTTCATCTTCCACAGACATCGTGTTCTTAAAGTCTTCGAACATATCGTAAAGATCATTAAGTCGATTCTTGTCTCCAAGTAATTGACCTCTTCTAGAAGCTTCTCTAGAAATAGTATCAGATTCCATTTCTTCTATCTTACCATCTTCGTTAAAACGAAGATGTGCTACTTCTACTTCGCCATTTAAATAGTGCCCCTCAACCCAATCCTCATACAAACTATATAGATCAACAGTAGGATCTGTTTTCCACTTTATTGTATATTGGCTATCTAGGATTGGTTGACCGTATACTTTAATCCCATTCTCGCTAGCCCACGCTTTGATCTCATTCGTAAAATTCAAAATTTGGTTAGGTCCTTCAACTTGACCTCTTTTGCGTCCTCGTTGCCAAGGATTAATAGCCCAACCATCGTTAATAAGATGAACTTCCCAAGCATCTTTATCAGCAGTATTAATAGTTTGGAGTATATAATTTCTCAGAATGTAATGCCATGCACGAGGGAATGTATCTTCTCCAGCTTCTTGAGCTTCTTGCATCTTTTCAACAACAGCTTCATAAGCAGCAGGAGTCTTGCCTGGAGTGTAGGTAGCTTTCCGCCTTCCAGATCTATACCTATTGGGAGACAATCCACCCATATCTCTAGGCTTCCACCCAAGTTCATTCCGCATGGAAGTAAACATTTCCCGCTCTTCACGATTCATGGGAGGACTAAACATCTGCCTGATTGGAGGTAGCTCGTAAGATGTAACTCTCTGAACTATTTCATCAATAGTCGATTGAGCTATTATAGGCATCCTGCCTTCATAAAGAAACACTGAAGGAGGAATTACTTGACCTCTAACTATGGATACAGGTACTTCCAATTGTTTGGTCATATTGTTAATTGTAGAAATTTTACAATTCAAAAGAACTATACCTGAAACAACATCATACTCATTAACATTGGAATACTTTACATTCCTCGTTCTATTATAACTAACCTTCGGAGGAAGCGGAAAATCAAGTTGAGTAAAAATATCCTCGGTAGCCCTCACCGCTCTTAAAACTAAACTAGAAAGCTTCTTATCGTTAGCCTCAGACTCCTCTGGCATCTCATTGAATATGTCATCTGTATCCACACCACCAGTAGAAGAGTTATCTCCCGCAAGCTCTTGAGCATGCTTGGTGAGTGTTCTTCTTTGATGAGATATTACCCTCTGACTATTCTTAAAAAGAGGGTGATTCTTAACGTGCTTCTTTTTCATCAAATCTCGAAAATCTGCCATAACTCACCTCTTAATTTTACGCTTAGAAAGAAGGTTTTTCGACCTACTCTTCTCGGGATTAGGTCGGCTATCTATAACTACCCTATTAGGAATAGCACGAGATGTTATCCTTTGTTTATCTTCTTCTTTTACAGGTACAACAGGCTCAGTTCCAAATGGTGTATCAATAGCGACTATCACTGAAGGTCGAATAATTATACCAACTCGCGCATTCTCGATCTTGTCCATATGATAAAGCTCTTCTTCAATAGGCTCATCTTTTTTGGTACTGGTTAGAGCCTTCCACAGTTTCTCTTTTGTATCTAGCTTACAAAATACATTAAACACATTCCCTGTCCCAGTGAACAATCGATATTTGTAAAGAGCTTCTTCAGACATTATCAAACTCCTTGTGCAGCCTGCAGTAGACAATCGTATTCTCGCTGTTGTTCCAATTCTCTAACATCCAGCTCCGAAACACCATTGATTAGAACTTCATCATCTCGGCAAGCATCATTCTGCTTACAGAAACCACCGTTTACCTCGATAACTCCATCACAATTACTGCATTTCCATTTTTCAGAAGATCCTACTTTTGTTAATTCCTTTATCCCTACAACACGGAAATCTCTCAAAAATATAATATCCAGACTATAAGGCACCATCCCTTGATGAAATGTTACATCTGTATAATCTGTATAAGGAAAATACATTCCTTCATCTTGTTCCAAACTACTACAACCCTGAAGTCCGATCCTCTTCTTGGAAATAGTATCCGCTATCTTACATTTGATTTTAATATCTTTATACATCCAGCGAGCACTAACTCTAATAACAGAAGATAACTTCAACCGTTGAGTGTTATTTACTACATCGCCACCCATAAAATGCACACGCTTCTCATCTCTCGAAATAAGACCTATTTCGTCCATGAATTCGTTAGAATGAGACTTTACGAGCATGATTAATAACCCTACCTCTTTGTTTTCTTTTTAGATATCTTTTTCTTTTCAGGTTCAGGCTCATCTACTACAGGAATCTCTACTACCATTGAAGGTAGTGGGGGAGACTCATCAACCACTGGAGGAAGAGGTGGTTCCTCTACTACAGATTCCTCTACTACAGGAGGATCTTCTACGATTATTTCAACACTCTTCAACAAGGATAAACTGCCACCCTTCAATAACTTATGAAGCTCAGGACTGTTCTTAAGCTCCTTAATCGTGAGCCCAGTCTTCTCAACCAGATCATAAGCTATCCCATGCGGAATAGTTACATTTACAGCAGCAGACCTTATAGCCTTACGCCGATGATGCCCTGCCATTGCATTCAAATCTTCAACACTTTGATCTGGGTGTACTCGGAATGAAACAGCTCCACGAGTAGCATTCATCACTTCGTATTTTTCTGTCATTGCTATTTTCCTCTCCTAGCTAAAAGTTTCATTAAGTTATTTCCCTCAGTACCATAAATCTTCTTGGCATCTGCCATAGTCATACCAACTTCTTTTAACAATCGTTCAGAAAGAATGGATGCTTTCATTGGAGCAATTTGTTCTGGAGAAGAAGCCTCCACCACCATTTGCTGCACTTCTTTCAATATACTAAATGCTTTTTCTTCATCTGATGCAGGAGCTGCAGGAGCAACAGGAGCTGCAGGAACAACAGGAGCTTGTTCAACTGGAGCTTCCATTTGAGATCTTTTGTAAGACCTTCTCCTCGAAGCTACAGGAGCCGCAGGAGGCTGCTTTTGCTGATCAGGCATAGTAGGAGTAGGTTGTGGAGTCTTCGGAGCTGGAGCAGGTGCAGCAGGACCTCCTGGTGCTGGCGCTGTAGGAGCTTTAGGAGCTTTAGGAGCAGCAGGTTGTAGAGCTTGAGTTCCAGGTTTATTTAATTTAATTTGGAGAACCTTTTGCTTATCCTCTGGAGACATTCCCTGAACATCCTCTTGAGTCCAACCCAAAGCCAGAAGACCAGAATCTCCTGTACCTGGCGCTGCTGGTGTAGGAGCCTTTGGAGCTGCGGGCGCTCCTGGAGCAGGCTTCTGAGGTGCTGCTGGCGCTTTAGGGGTTGCTGGTGCAGCAGGAGCTGGAGCGGGGGCTGCTGGAGCCGCAGGTGCAGCAGGAGCTTGTTCTTCTACAGCTTGAGCCCTTCTAGAACCTTGCTTATCTTCACGCACAATTTCCCAAGTTACAGAATTACCCTGAGCCCACTCTGCTACTGCGTCTTCAACAGCATAGTTAGACTCCCAGTAAATGTTGCCTACCCATACCAAATCACCGTGATCATCCCGCTCTAGATCTGTAGCAAGTAGAAGGCCATCTGTAAGAGCACCCACTTCTTCAGGTCTCACCCAGTCCATACTGCTATTTGCTATAATATCCTCGAAGAAATTAAAAATATCTGCGTAATCGTCTGAGTCCTTTGCTTCCTCAATACCTTCAGGTGTAGGAGTTATGATTAATTTATCACCCTTCTCTTCAAGAGTAAGAAGATTTCCTTGAACTATTTCTTGAGACCTTCTTCGAGCTTCCTTATCCTTCTTATCGTCTTTTTTCTTTTTCTTGGTTACATCGCCCTTAGTCAAACTCTTCCCATAATCGCCCATGTAGTCAGACCAATAATCCTTGGCCTTATCATCTACAGCTTCTTTGTCGGGATCATCTTGGGCTTTTCTAGAACCTTGCCTGCTTTCAGGATCTCCGTACTCATCATAAAGATAGTTCATAACTTTGGTTGCATCATCAGTCTCAATATTATCTGTATAAGGAAGCTCAAGCCCATGATCTTCATGGCTATCTGCCCACGAAACTCCGTGACCCAAAGCTTCCATCATCAAATAATGCCCAAAATCTGACCTATCATAATCTTCAGTTTCCTCAGGAGGTATATAGTCAATCAACTTTATACCATTCTTTTGCTCAATCTGAGTGTATAAGTCTTTTGCTTTTTCATATGCTGCAGGTTCACTTGAAGGTGCCAAATCCATCAGGTTCATACCAGACCAACTCATATCCTCATACTCAACACCAACTGCCTCACAAGCTTCTATGAGTTGTTCTTCTTCATAGTCCTCGTGTAAACGTTCCCAATCACTTGCCCAGCTCTCTACAAAAACAGCACGCTCCATACCTTCTACAATCTTATCATCTACAGCTTCATCATTAGGTGTAGCCCTAGGCATTTCTTCTTGACCTCTTCTAACCCGCTTACTTCTAGCTTCCACACGCTCTTCAGCCTCTTGCTCTTCTGGAAGCTTAGGTGCCATAGATGCCCAATCAACTTCATCACCACCAAAAGCTCTTGTTAGATTATGAAGCTCCTCGGGAGATTCGGCCTCTATATCGCGAGAATAACCGCCATCTTGTAGCCATTTTTCACGGAGTTTTGGGCCAGCTCTTCGGCGAGACCCTGCATAGCTCGGTAAAGCTTCTTCATCTTCATTCAAATAGTCATCATAATGAAGAGCTTGATCTACCCTTGAAAAGAAAGCATGTATTTCACCCTTAGACACTCCCCCAAAAGGTGCGCTTGCAGTAGAAAGAATGTCATTCGCATGAGCCAGCAAATCAGGAGCCCAAGGAGCTTCCACTCTCTCTATAATAGAAATAGCATTTTGAAGATCTTTTTTTGAAGGCCACTCGGAAGAATTATAACCGCCACTCAAAGAAGCGGCCAATTCTGCTAACTCAGAAGCAGCAGGATCATCAGGAGCAGGATCATCACCCATAGCATCATAAAGCTCATCCGGCATTTCCTGTGCTCTTCGGATACGGCGAGCTTTCATCTTCTCTTTGTGCTCTACGAAGTTTTCAGGACTGGAAGGATCTTCACCTACATTCAAGTTCTTACCAGGCTCTTCTTGAACGTTTACATCATAGATGTCTTCGCCAAGTTCCTGGTCTCGAAGAGAGCGTCTTTGCCTTTTAGAAGCATTTATAACATTATTTCCCGTCTCCTCTGCAGAGGCGGCATCAAGTTGATTATAAATTTCAGTTGAAATAGCATCCCAATCAATATCAGGGTCATCCACCCCACCAAATTGATTATATAATTCTGAAGCAAAAGAATTATAATCTCCCCCCATACTATTATATAAATCAACTAAATAAGATTGATTTGTTTCTAGAACATCATACATGTCCTGAGTAGCCCCGCTCAAACCACCTGGGCCAATACCAAAAAGACCACCAAGATTTAAAAGATCATTCTTTATTTCCGAACCAATAGATTTTACCTCATCCCATACACCGTAAGTACGTTTTTCACTTTTTTTGCCTCCAGCCCTTCGTCTAGAATTTTTATATTCTGGAAGAGCTTTTTCATCCAGCTCTTTTTTACGATCATAAGTTCCAGCAACATCTTCACCATCCTCAACATTAAAACCATCAGATTGCTGCTCATTTATTTTGGGATCATAATCTATGTCTCCAGCACCTTTGAAAAGACGCTGTGCAGCCCAACCTTCAGGGTCCATAATGCCGTCTAGCAGTGCTTCGCTTGGACGTTTGGCTTTCAGCTCTCTATAAATAGCGGGAGTAGCTTCTCGGTTTGAGAAGGTGTCAACAATCTTAGATTTTTTGAAGGATCTCTTTGGAGTTCTACGTTTTTGAGATAGTCTTTTTGAAAATCTTCGAGCTTCCCTCTCATCATATTCATCATCATATTCATCATCATCGCTATTAGTCTCTGGAAATACCTCGTCCAAGAGAGGAAGATCCCCTACTGTAGGATCGTCTATCATTTGTTCCCCTGCACCAAAAGTACTGTTCTCGACAAAACCGAAAAGGTATCCTTTCAGTACATGATCTTCTGGAAATTCTGAGTATTCCTCTCTGTTCCAAGGAACCTTCATATCAGATTTATCGTGTAACCAAGCTGCAAGATAAGGATAGTCATCTCTGCTTTTCTCTTGAGCCCTTCTTACCCTCTTTCGTTTACCCTTCAAAGACCTATGTTTTTTATGAACCTCGGGGTATCGATTAGGATCACCCATCCCAAAATCTTCAGCAAGACACTCAAGAACCTCCTCAAACTCCCAGCCTTTCAACTCTTCCCAGTCATCATCACTAACAAGATATTCAGAAACCTCTTCAGATTGATAAAAAACACCCCCATCTGAATCAAGTATAACTGTACCAGCATCTAGGTATTTTTTAATTGCATCCAGTACAGCAGTTTCACTTTCAACTTTAATAATACTATTTAACCTATCTATTTGTTCCCAAATATCTGTTTCCTGAGCCCTTCTTACCCTCTTTCGTTTACCCTTCATCAACCTAGTGGATGTATCAGGATCTAGATTAGGATCACCCATTCCGAAATCTCTAGGTTTAGGGCGCTTATCAATTGCAGGATCTGAGCCACTAGGATTATTCTGCTCGGTGTCCTTAGTCAAATTAGTATCCGAGGAACTACCGCTTGGCACAGGTTGAGGATTAACCTTGGGTTCTTTAATCAGATCCTCAGTCTCGGAATCAGGATCTAACATATCCTTCGGTAACTTTACTGCATCTGGCTGAGTTTCATTCACACCAGGAATAGGTATATCAGCCTTCTTACAGAAGTCCGTAACAGCCTTATCAAGATTCGCTAGACCTGCTGCGAAGCCAGCACCTTTGGGTGGCCATACCTCTACTTCATCCTTGGCATTGATATGTATCGTCCAACCCTCGGCTTCAATAGTATCGCCTTCGAGAATCGCAGTTTTAATTTCCCTATGATGATTCAGCATCCTTATTCTCCTTATTGAAGGCTAGTTAGCTTCACCGTTCAACGTGGCTATTATAAAATTTCTGGCTTTTACTTGATGAGGATGCATACCATTCAACCCATGCTCCTCCATCATATAGTTAAAGTCTTTTTGGTTTCTAATCTGGGAAGCGATATGCATCAAATCGGACAAAGGCAATGTGAAATACCCCTTATTAGAGATTTCATCAAATACGCTGTCCATACCAGATTTAGGATAATTTCTAGTATAATGATCTTTTAGATTCAGAAAGGTATTGGCCGACAGATTGGCAGTTCTGTCTTTTTTCCACATAGTATTAAGATGGGCACCTAAAGCTCGGAGGCCAATATTCTTACTGGCATCCTTCTTAGACTTAATAATCTGTAAAGCATCAAAGACAGATGTTATAGGAAGATGTCCACTCTCATCATTAAAGTCTGCCTCAATCTTCTGGGCTAACTTCTTCTTCAAAGCCTCAAGATGAGGAATACTAACTTCAACTTCTTGATTTAGGTTAACTTCAGAAGCTTTCCTCTTATTTATAGTTTTGGAGTATGCTTGAGCCAGCCTACCCATACCTAACCCATCAATACCGCTTATATTTTCGTAATCTCGATAACCTAAATTTTTGAGCATTTTATATGTCCTTTCTGAACTATCCTTCAACCTTTGTAACACAAACCAGTTAGGGCAATCTAAAGCAAAGTCTCTCTAAGTGAATAGTTACTTCCACATTTTGTACACCTAACTTGTAAGGGATAAGACCCAAATATAATTTCAACTTTAATATCGCAACAAGGGCTTGTCATTTCGCCGCAACCATCATCTTCTGGACAGTCTTCATTTTTTCTCTTCATTCTCTTAAAGAACTCCCCAAATTTGTTATCTCGGTCTCCAGTATCTACCATATCTGTCAAAGAACTAAATGGAGAAATTGAATTCATTAAACATACTCCCAATAAAATCCACCAGAAGTTTTCTGCCTACCGCGTAAACAATTTGTCATTGTAGGTACACCGACTTCTATAGATTCGGCAGCTTCTCCCACACTATCCCACACTTTGATAAACTGACCAGCCAAACTAAATTGCTTTACAGGTTTTTTCTTAACGCTATAACCATTCGGAGTTCTGAGTTGAGGCTCTATACTTTTTGGAAATTCTCCGTCTTTATTGTGCTTCCAAATAAAACCATGTACAGTTAAAGAACCTTTATTATTAATAGCTTGAGAAAGAGTGCCCGAATTTATTTTCATACCCCTAGCGGCAGCATTAAGACTAGGCCACACCTTAATCAAATTTCCATCAAGGTCATACTGCCCTATCAGTTTGGGTTTCCTTAATCGATTGTTATTGTTAACATTAACCTTAAATCTTTTATCTAAAGGCTTACTTATTTTTTTCGCCGGAGAGCTACCTCCCTCAAAACGTCGGAAAATAAAGCCTTTTATTGTATTAGCATTCCCTGCTAATACAATAGACACCGAAGCAACAGAACAACCAGCTAGTTTAGCAGCTTCTCCTCTACCTTCACAAATTCTAATAAAAACACCTTCAGCATCATACACAGCTACTTTAATAAAATGAGCTTTAGCACTTTTAGCATTAGAAGATAAAGAACGTTTTTTACCATACATAGAGTTAGCTTCACCAGAACAAGATTTTCTTATTTTATCTTTATGATCCTTATCCAAAAAATTCCCAATTTGAGCTTGACCTATTTTGTCCTTACACTCCTGAGACATAGGCTTACCCAGCTTTGAAGGAGGACTACTACCTCCAGGAAGCACATTAGTTAGATTGGAGTATTTACTAATATGGTAACATTCTCTTTCTTCCCACTCATTTATAGAGACCTCTTCTAATATCTCTAGGGTAGGTTTTTCACCCACCAATAAGAGCCCCTTTATCCAATTGATTCTATGCAGATTCTCTTCAACCTTATTTTTAAGTGCATCAGTAATATGAGCACTTAACCTGTATACAGGCTTATTTGACTTGCCAACATATCTAATTTCATCTGTAAGAGGATCTTTCAATCCATAAATGAAAGTGGTAGAAACCATTCTTCTTACTAGCCTTTAACTGGAGACAACTTTTTAGCTAAATCCTTAACCATTTCTTCCCCATAACCCTCAGAATAATAGGAACTCCAATAATCTTTGGCACTATCATCTACTCCATTTTTATGCATCCAAGAACCTAGTAAGTCAGCTCTTACTCGTCTTTTAATTTCCCTAGTTAACTCTTTCCCGTATGGGCCATAAAAATTTTCCCAGTAACTTTTAGCCTTCTCATCAACAGCCAACTTAGTAGAACCAGTCCTTACATAATGATCACAGATTTTCTTAACCTTTTGAGCTTTACTACCAAATTCTTTAACTGCTCTTTTACTATTTCCATTTCTAATTAGATCAACAATATCCTTAAGCTCTTGCTTATCAGTATCTCCAAAATGATCTATAAGTTCAGCAGTTATAATAAAAGGTACATCCAAATGTTTAGAAATCATTCTAATCTTCATACCATCAGATATACTTTTTCGTATTTCATCCACAGTAGTACTACCGAATGCTGTCCTAAGCTCATTCCAGTTATAAACACGAGCAGATGCCTGCTTACGAGACATTTCACCCGCAACTATATTAAGCCTATCTACAATACCAGCAGGTATATCACTAGACAGCAATTCATTATCTGTTAAAGAAGCACCCCATAAACCCCAATATGCATTAGAGACCTCTCTAGCGGCTTCTTTCTCAGTACCCTCTAGGTCTTCAAAGTTTTCGGGTTCCATTTTGCTCCTCACTAACTTAACTTTCCCGCCCTCATCGCTATGTGCAGACCATAGATGATGAGCGTTCCGAGTATAATTTTTATTTTTAGTACCCATTAGATACCTCCACTGTTAAATTCAATACGTCGTCCCTGCCCAAGGATCGTAGTTGGTGTCACTGTACGATTGTGATTGCATTTCCTCTTGCTTCTTTTCCTCTCGCTGATCTTTCAACCAACTCTGTAGCAATTTTACTATAGCTATCAGCTTCCAGTCAAATGTAGCAATTGAGATGATTTCCAGAGCCTTCAAAGCTCCGTCGATCATATTGGACCACATAGTATTATCTAGTATGTTAGAAGCCTTATTCATTCTAGAATATTTCTCTAGCCTATGCATAACATCTTTGCCTACAACCTGCCTCAAATATTCTTTTTCTGCACGCTTCATAGTACATACAATATACTACATTATATTGGGGCTTTTAATTTTCATTAACTCTAGTTAGATATAATTTATAACTATCAGTCATAAAGATTATATATAGGAAATAACTTGTGGGGGAACCTAATAGGACTCGGGACAATAGTAAAAGTATTATCAGAAATCCTTGAAATTTGGGGGCGTCCGACCAATATAGACGAAATTATCTTAATAGGAGCATCAGTCATAATATGGTCTTTTTCAAGAGCATTAATACAAGCACAATACCTCTTATCTCGTATTTTCTTTAGTATATAATCATGCCTGCTATAAGATGATCTTCGAATATTAAGTAAGTAACACTTATCAGATTTACAGATGTACCTACGCCGAAATTCTTGAAACGTCATTCCGTAGTACTTACGAATCCAGTTATACATTGTTACAAAGCTAACACCAATATAATCAGCCATCCGAGAAGCAGATGCAAAAATCTTAGCCTCCTCGATAACTTCTGCAATTGATTTACCGTGTTTCGCCTGTATTATTAGTGCATGGGATGAATGGGCATGTCTACAGATCTTACAAAAAATAAACTCCTTCCCCATTCTAGGACTAAGATTACTCCAGATTCTATTATTACACCCTGGAGTACTGCAAACTATTAACTCCCTAGCCATTTTCAGTTGAAAAGGATTTATTGATATAACTATTAATTTCTAATAAAGGAGTAGGGACAGATAAAGAACCATTTGACTTAAAATGAATCCGCTCTACATAAAGGTGCAGGTTTTCCTTCAACTTAACTAACCTCTTGGATTCTTTAACTTCTTTTATATCTCCACTGAAGGAACTTGCCCGCTTTTCATAATCTCCTTCGACAACTTTAATTTCCCTCATACCCGCAATAGCTTTATCAATACCCAAAATCTCAGGAACAAAATGACAATCCTTGTGCCGATGCTTCTTCATCGGAGCAATGCACTTATCAAAGTTCTCCTTTGTCAGCATATCCGTGGGTGAGCCAAACGAAGGAATATCACCAGGACACTCACCTGTCTTAATAATATAATCTACAACCCAGTCTTGCCACGTTCTCTCCCTAGACATCTTTTTCCGATCCTTTCTTGCTAACTTTCATTAACAATGCTCCTTTTATTTACTATGCCGTTACCTTCCATTTCATTTTACTCGCCATATCAGCCACTAATGCATCACTGTCAGTATATTCCATATCATACATAGATGCATACTTCCTGGTAGCCAAATGCCGAACATACTCGTTATTTGCCTGATCACAGAATAAGTTAAGCATATCAGACTCGCTGGCTGCACCAATAGACTTCATAGCTTTATTAGTATCTCCACCACTCTGACTAACATGCTTTTCCATACCCTGCTTAGCTACATTATTTATCCAACCCATTGGAGCTGGAGGTATTTTTGACTTCGTAGCAATCTGGTTCAAAATATGAGATGTAGCAGCATTCGCTAGTACAGAATCCAAATATTCTCTATACCGTTTTAGTTCACTTTGCATATACTCATCAAGAGTTTCGAAGTTCTTATCTCCAAAACTAAGCTCCGATTTCTTTATTAACTCATCAGTTATTTCAGGATAAGTTATGTGCTCCATCTCATGGATTTTAACTTGAGCAGAAGCTTCTTTCTCTCCATCATCACCCACTTCGTAGATAACATCGAAGGTATCACCCTTCTTATGTTTACAAAGCTCAGTCTTAAACGTATTCGATTCTATACGAGACACTTCCAACCATTTGAGCTTAAGTGAAAGATTAGGATCTGGCTTACCATCACTGCTCGCATGAATATCTATCAAAACATGCATGCTCTCCGAAATATAAACATCTTCTTCGCAAGGTGCTGTAATCCTATGTTTATGCTGGAGATTCTCAATCTTCTTACCCCAAATCTCACCCCAATTCTCTTTGAAGGGTTTCTCCGCTACAAAATCTATCTCTTCTAACAACTCCAATTCAGGAGCATAATAAAACATCCCAACCAAAAAAGAGTCTTGGTCGCTGTTATCAAAACCCGATAGTCTTATACTCTCCAGAAAGAGAACACTCCCCTTTTGTCCGCTGAATTCATCCAGCTTCTCCATAAAAATATCTATAAGCGTTTCCCTGTATAGTTTGTTGGGCTTTATAGTCTTCTCCAGAATTTTCTGGGCTTTACTAAAATCAACCCGACCTTCCTTCTTTCTCTCCAGCTTAACATTAAATCTATCTACTAGAGCCTTGGAATGCTCCTTCCAGTACTTATCAAAACGAGTCCTTAACTCCTCGTAAGGTATAGTAATTACAGCCTGATGCTGTTGCGCTAGAGGTGAAACAGATACGGTGCTACCAGGCATCTTCGTATCGTCCGATTTCAATTTCGACTCTTGGATTTCCATTGTATATCTTATCTCCTTCTATGATTTTCCTACTGTCTTCATGTCTGTTTAACTTATCATCTACCAATATTTTGGCAACTACCAACCCGTTAAGCTTAACGCCCTGCATGGCATCCAAATACATAGATGGCAGATTATCAAGATCTGGTTCATGCACCTTTTTTGCATAGAATACAAAATGTACCCAGAATAAATAATCAATAGGTTTTAAAAAACCTTGATCTCTATACTGCTTGTATATCTCCACTGCTGCATACTGCCGAGCTTCCTCTAACCTCTTCGAATGGCCTATTGCTCGTATCCACTGACCATTCTTTTTAAACTTCTTGATCATCAAATCATTCTTTTGAACTTTCGGAATATGGTTAACTACAAATTTCAATCACACACCAAACTGTTTATAAACTGAACCACTTTTTCATCTCCAGTAGACCAGAGCTTCTCTATTATATAGTCTCTCTCCGCAGGACCAATACTCCAAAGCTCTCTCACACTCCTATTAACATAGAGTCCACTTAATATTGTAATATCACTACCAGCTTGAAGCACTTCATACTTTATAAAATCAAACTTTCTAGTTGTAGAAGCAGCCTTCTCACCAGCTTTCTCTTTTCGCAGCATTACATTTTGCTGATTATTTCTGTCAGCATACTTGCTCATCTAATTTTTACCAATATTACTCAGACCTACATCCTGTGCAGTAGGAACTAGTACCCCAGATTCAAGTGCCCGAAGACTTAGAACTTCTCTTCCGTACCTCACAGCTAGCTCTCTGTCGGACACCGAAGCAGATTTCAGGAATGCAAAGGATTCATACCTTACACGAATAAACTCCTGCACAGCCAAGTTATGAAACAATTTACGGAACATTATCCCTATCTTTTTTTCTCGCTCATCCATAACCTCAAGCATCATCAAAGGTGAGCATACAAATAACCCCTTCTCATCCTCATCTTCAGTAGGAACAAAAGCTCCTATAAAACATTTAGTCGGGGTTGTTACCAGCACCAAAGGAAAATCTTCATCATCATTCACAGAACTCATAATAAACTTTTTGCCCCAACCATTATTTTCCTCATCCTCCTCCTCCTCCTCCTTCGCTCGACATTCTTTACAAACATCATCATAATCATCGCAGCTCTTACAACCCGATTCTGCTATATCGTCCGTTTTACCCTTGAGTGTATCTTTCTTTTTCTTAGACATCAGCTAACCTCCAGTACAGTTAGATTATTATTTTTTCTAGCAACCCATACTTCATCGAACTCTATTAAATTACCAGCTCGCTCTGAATTATCCGTTATAATCACAGTTCCAGCATTGCTTTTTACAAAGCTATCCGCCAACCTTTGGCTATTATAGTAATCTATAAAAGAGAATATCTCATCTAGCATGAGTATGTTACACCCATAGCCAAACTTCAAAGCCATTTCTCGAAGCGATCTTACAAAAGCATTTGAGATCCTACCCAGTTCACCATCTGAGTATAACCTAGAATTTATCTTCTTCTCACCATCTGCGATCTCTACGTTTACTTCACCTTTAAGTAAATCGGTAAAATCTCCAGCAGCATTTGCACTCTTTTTCTCACTAAAAGCTTTTATCTCAACTCTGATAGAATCTCCCATATCGGCTAAAAAGCTATTTATATAGTCGGATAATGTAACCATCGAAGTAGATAACTTATGTAATTTTATAAATGGAATATTGCTAATTAACCAATTAACAACTTCCATCCTATTATAGATTTCTTGAGCAGAATCTAACAAAACATTCAAACTCTTATTAGCCTCTTCAATCTTCTTACCCAGATCCTCAATTGATCTTATATTAAGATCACACATTTCGATCCATTGAAAAATATTCTGTATATTCTGCTGAGTAGTAGAAAGATCCTTTTCCAATTCAATTATCCTACTCTCCAAAAAACTTAGTTCAGATCGAATTGCATTTTGTTTCTTCATATTTTCGTTATGTACAAGCAGGAGCTTATCATTTTTCTTAACTAACTTATCTATCTCCTGCTGATTCCTCGCTTTCAAATCCTCCCATTCAGATCTGGCCTTCTCAGCTTCATCACTTATTAACTTTGTTACACGATCACGCTCAGCCTCGAAAGCAGCAATCTCGTCTGTTAAAGACCTTATATTCTTCTCTATTGTAGCCTTTTTGGTTTTTGTAATATTACTATCACAAGTAGGGCATTTCGTAAGCTCCAACAATGCCCCATCCTTGCCTCTAAATGTAGATAGTTGACCTCGGGTATACTCTATGTCCTGCCCCACTTGCCTTAGTTTTTCCTCTAATTCAGGATTTGAACGTCTTTCAACTTCGGTATGTTGAAGCTCTACAATTTTCTGCCTATTTTCATTTACCTTATTCAGATATTCATTAGTATCCTGTCCATATAAAGACTCTGCAATACATAACTCCTTCTTCTCCTTCACTTCTACAAGCTTCGCTGTATATATCAACTCATTACGCTTAGAACTCTCCAGAGACTTCTCATAGCTTCTTCGAGCCTCATTCCAGTCAGTCTTACACAACTCAGTTAATTGAGCCTGGAGACCCTCCAGGAGACCTCTTGTATGGGATACCTTCTCACCTAGACTACTAGATTCATCCTGGAGCCCCCTCTTCTTAGCTCGGCATTTATCGCGTATAGAATCCCACTCTTCAACACCAGTAATACCAGAAAGTATCTCCATCCTGTCTTTATTGGTTCCAAGAAGGAACTTGTTACCTACCCTGTGAGACATGTAAGCAATAGAAAGAAACCTACTATAAGGAATACCAACCTTCTCCAGGATTATTTTCCTGGTATCCGGCATCCCAGCACCTTGACAGTCTTTCCAAATATCATTCTCGTATTTATCCAGAAATAACCCAGTACCTTTATAGGCTACCTGATTGTCATTATCTGCTGGATAATAAGTTTCTTTCCAGTCTCTACATAGTGTAACTCTATACCTGATCTTCTCCCAGGAAGTAAACTCTGTCCTAGCACAACAACCCTTACCCCAGATATTATTCACAATGCTAGGCCCATTTACATCAGTAGGGTTACTGCCAAATAACAGCTCGCATAGAGAGTTGAATAGAGAACTCTTGCCAGCTCCGTTAGAGCTACCTCCATTGTCCGCATCTACTCCAACTAGATTAACAAGCTTTCCATCTCTGAAGTAGACACCTTCGGAATATCCGTAACTAAACAAACCACTCGGATTGATGTAATGAATTTGAAGCATCTCTAGATACCACCAAGATCCAAAAACTTCCATCGATGACAATTATTCTTTATATCGTTAATTACAAGCTTACCTTTGCACTTTTTGCATTTACGCTTAAGCACTTTTGGCTTCTCCTCAGTATCATTAAAAAGTTCTTCGTCATCATGACCGCATTTCTCACATTTATATCCTACCAATTTCATTACTTAACCTCCAATACTGAATTGACCACACCTACTATACCTGCTCTAGGTAAATTACCAATATCCACAAAACCACTATCGAGATACATATTCAAATCATCCATAACACCATGAGATTCACTCATATCTACAACAGCTTCCTGCTTTTCGACCTTATACTTTCGAGTTAGCATCAGATTTCTTGTATTGTAATAAGTGTTATAGTTCTCCCATCGTGGATCATTAGCTATCCTATCCACATCAGCCCGAGAACCGATCAGCTCAACTTCACAATGAGTATCTGCAATCCTATTTTCATCTAATCTAAGACCTTCATATTTACTATTTGCATCAACTTGAAAAGAAAACTTAGTAAAGAACCCCCTAACTGGCACAAAGTCTATATCGAAATCCCACTTACCGGAAGCTTCCCTGGTTGCAGTAACCTCCATCCAACCTCGATCACAATTAGCATCAGCACGAGTTCTCTGCAGAACTGCACCTACATAACCCCCACGAGTATTCTTAAAAGGCAACCTCTGAGGAACATGAATATCTCCACCAAGCACGAGGTCAAATTCCGACCTATCAATACTAGCTAGACTGATACCACTCTCAGCCAGAACCTTACCGTCATCATCCAGCTTACATCCAGTAACCATGTCATGAAATATGAAGAGATTTAAGGCTTTCGGATCTATATCGTAAACACTCATATCCATTTCAAATCCAGCAGGAAGAGCATGGATATTAGTCTGTTGTCGGTAATCAGCTTCACACAACTGCACAAACTTCTGTGTACAGGGATGACTTAAAACCTCTATAGCATGACCAACTCGATTTATAGATTTAGAAGTATGCCATTGTTTAGATCGTGTAACCCAATCATGATTACCAATTAACTGAAAACAAGTTCTATATTCACGCTTATCTATTATATCAAGCATAACCCTATCCGCCCGAGTCTTCACTTCATCTTCAGGTTCTCGCTTAAGAAACCTATCACCACAGAATATAGAAAAGTCAAAACCAGCATTCATTCTTTCATGAACTGCTCTTTCAATTTCCTCACAATCTTTAATTGTGAGGCACTTGGCCCCTAGCCGATCATAATGAATATCCGAATAGGCTATAAACTTAACTTGCTCAACCATAACTATGCCTCAGAATCTTCAGCAGATCCACCAAACAGTTCAGATTTTGACGGATGCAGAGGAGAAGAATTTACTACACTCACAAAAGTAAGTACGAACGGCCATATCTCGGATATGAATTCTTCCATTCTTTTCAGTACATCTTCTTTAGTAACTACCGCAATCTCAGGAGAAGTCTTCAAAAACCTGATAACAATATATTTACACAAAATATCTACATCTTCACTCAGAATACTGTCATCAAGTTTATGCAGTTTACCTTTAATGATGTCTATATAGCTATCACTTAATAACTCGTTGTCAGGTTTAGGGTTCATTATATTTCCTTGTTTCGGTTAATTTTGTAAATATCCAGTATCTTCTGTTCTAGCTCGTCAATTATCTCTATAGAGACATCTTCAGCAGCATTCTCCAAACCTTGACCTAGCCTTGTACCTTGATAACTAAGCCAAGCACCACTTGCTTCGACAATACCTACAAGTTTGCCAACAGTAAGCACATCAAGTGTTCTAAGAATTCCTTTACCATACCTCAGAGTAGTTTCAGCTTCTCGAAATGGTGGGTAGAATTTGTTTTTTATACATTTTAGTTTCAACCCGTTGCCAATTACAACATCACCCTTTTTAACAGCACCCGACCTTTTAGTCTCAATTCTCATAGAAGCATAAAACTTAAGCGCATTGCCTCCAGTAGTAGTAACAGGTGAACCAAACATTATGCCAATCTTATCCCGAGTCTGATTGATAAAGATAACAATCACACCAGATCTAGATAGAACTCCAGCTAATTTTCGCATAGCTTGACCCATCAATCTGGCATGAAGCCCCATATGAGAAGCACCCATTTCACCGTCAATCTCGGCCTGTGGAGTAAGAGCTGCCACACTATCAACTACTATAAGATCCCCTGGCTTCATTAAGGAGGCCGCATTTTCAATTAACTCCAGAGCCTCCTCGCCGCAAGATGGTTGATCCAAGATAAGTTTTGATAAGTCCACACCTAGAGCTTCTGCATATTGAGGAACCAAAGCATGCTCGGCATCTATAAACATACATGCACCACCAGCTCTCTGAACAGCCTCAATAGCATGTAAAGTTAATGTGGTTTTACCCGCTCCTTCAGGTCCGTAGATCTCTATAATTCTACCGTAGGGGTAACCTCCACCTAAAACTATATCTAAAGATAAAATACCGCTGGATCTCTTAGATATGTCATCAGCTACACCACCCGACATAAGCATTGCACCACCGTCTTGATCCTTATTAATTTTTCTCAAGCCCTCAACAATGCTCATCTCTCGACTTACAGGAGGTAGAACTACCTTATCTTCCTTTGGTTTGCTCTTAGGGCTCATAGCCTACCACTTGACCTTATGTCCTGGAGGAAGAGATCCCGCAGGAGGAGTTCTATCAGGTGTAACAGGAAGACCTGCTGTAGGGGGTGGCCCTGCTTGAGATGGAGGAGCCACAGGAGACTGCCCAGCCTGAGCTGGAGGTGCTGGTACAACTGGAGGAGCAGTATTGCTCAACGCAGGTATAGAAGGCACTGGGGGACCGCCTACACTCACAGGAGCAGGTGAAGCAGGAGGTACTGGAGCAACATTTTGTGCAACTGGCTGTACAGGAGGTGCTGGTACAGAAGGTTCTGGAGCCCTACCTTCATTAGGCAGATTCATTTTAGGAGGTACAGCAGCAGGCTGCTGATAATTGCTCGAAGGTTTCTTAGCAGCACCTAATTCATGCATCATATCATCATAATTTGCCAAGAATACAAAGTCAGAAGGATCAACCATAGCATCCAAGTTATCAAAGTATGCAATCCACTCTGGAGGATACACGGCCTTTTTGCCTGGAGTCACATCATACTTAGTAAAGCGAAGATCATTACCCTTACAGTCAGTCGTGTCCTTAGAGACTGTTAGAATATGAAGTCCCTGCGGAGATGATGTGTCAAAGAAAGGAACATCGAGACCCTGACTAACATTACTCTCATTGATTTCATGAATGTGAACAAGCTTCTCCTTGATACTCTTCGGAGCAAGCCAAAGTTGGTATGCTAAGGCTTCTTGACCATCATCCATTGGCCTCTTCCCTGTGTATTTATCATGATCGAAAATACCAATCACATACCTATCACTAGATTTATAACCTCTAGCAACTTTCCTTGTGTTCTTCAAGATACTATCACCATCTATGATCTTACGATAATCCTCTGTAACCAGCCCCTTTTTGTCCTCCTCTGAATACCCGAGTTCAGCCCATCTAGCATTGTGATCTCCCCACCACTCCTGCTCTTTCTCACAATGAGCACATCGAGGATTTTCAAACAAGGGTTCATACCCTAAAGTCTTTACTAAATAGTCATTCAACCCAATTGGACACAATATGTATGCAAACCCTACCGAACCATCAGGTCTTCTGTAATCAGATACGGTATGCACTGCTAGTTTGAAATAGAAAGTGCCTATATCCGCAGGTACCCCTACAACTCCAGTACCATCTCCCGCCATACCATACTTAGCAACTTGTTCAGGAGTAGGATTAAACATACTCCATTTAGCAGGACTGAATAACGGTATATGAACTTCGTTACTATTTTTCCCTCCAGTCTTAAGAGGCAAGGGCCTATACAGTTTATGTGCATGTGTACTCACACTGCCTCCACCACCATCATCCATCTCTTTTTCCCGCTTATGCGGCATGTTATACTTCATTTTTCTTCCTTCCGTAATTCGATGTTGAATCCATCAATTCTCTTTCCGATACACTCATCGGACCTTCATTTGATTTTTTTGGTTTTACCAAGTTAATTAACTCTGCGATATGAAAAGACCTGGCATACAAATTCTTAGCCACAATCTTAACAATTTCATAATCCTCCTCAAGTTTGTTTAAAGTTCTTATCACTGATTCAAAATACCAGGGAGCATCTAAGACTATATATTTAAACATATCTTGTTTAAATTCTTCTTTACTATAATCAACACTAACTTTCTTTTGAGCAATATTATATGCAATACTCAAAAATTTATCTCGTTCACACTCCGAGGTACCCTCACTATAGATAGAAACAACAACATCTTTAATTGATTCTACAGACGGTTTAGTATCCCCATATCCTATCAAGACATATCTAGCGTATGTCTTGTTATGCGCCCACCATTTCTTACACCAAGTATCCTCGAATTCCTTCTGCTTACCTTTTAACTTTACCGCTAGAGCTTCCCAGTAAGCTTGATTCCCTGCATGAGTTTCTAGAATTTCATCAAGCCTATCTTCGGAGAAGGAGAGTAGCTCGATTATATCCTGCTCTTCCATCTCTTGACCTACCCTGGCAATTATACCATCAGGATTAACCTTAACAGTAAACTTGGGTATTAAATCTTTTCTTTTACTTTCCAAGATAAAACCTTATATAATTAGATAATTACAGATCCACCAACTTCACAGATTGCACGAACATCCTCTTCTGTGAAGTTACCTAAACTAAATCTACAATAAAAATATTCTCCAACTTCTTGTGGGCAGCCTTCCAAAGATGTTAATTGATTATGCCCACAATAAAAATACCCTCTAATTTTGTTAGGCGCACCTTTTAAAGATGCAAATTGATTTTTTGAACATATAAAATCGCCATTAATCTCTTTAGGTACACCCTCTAACGATATTAACTGATTATTATTACACCAAAAATTTCTACCAACTTCTTGTGGACAACCTTCAAAGAGTATTAATTGATTATTAGAACAATAAAAATCTCCACCAACACTCTTTATTAAAGGTAACTCAACTAAATTTAAATTACTAAGATTCAAACTTCCTTCGACCGCCCAACCTTCATCAGTCCAAACAGCATCAGTAATTTTAAATCGTTGTTCTACACTATTTTCAGATTTTATAACTTTTCCAAATTTATTCATTAGTTAACCTCCTCCTATTTCAACTGGATGTTTCTACGCCGTCATCAGTATTCTTAATAAAACCAGACTGCCAATGAACACCATACTTATCGAGAATTGATTTAAAATCCTTAGTATCGTGGTCAATAAGCTTAGTCATATCTTCATTAATATGCTTCAGCTCATGAATCACTGTAATCTCAAGGAGCTTATCAATTTCACTACCCCCAGATAGATAAATAGAATCTCTATTTATAGTAATGATAAACCTAATATCCAGAATGTCATCATCAACAGCTTCAATAGCCTCGACATCACCATGATTGAGTATCTCCACCATATGCAAAGGTATCAATCTAACTTGGGGAAGCAATCTGGTACACTTACCCCACCACTTCAAAGAAGCTCCACCCAACACAGAACTAAATATAATCTTATCTGGATCTATATAACCAAGCTCATCTTCATTCTCGGCAATAACCCTAAGGGCTAATTGCCTAATTTCTGGGTCTAAACACCATTGCTCTTTCTTGTTTCCCTGAATCATTCCCATAATTATCTCCTATTCATTCTCGCTATTTGCTTCGAGATCACCTCGAAAAACTTCTTCGTAGTATGCGTATCTAATACCCTCACCAAATGCTTCAGCAATCTTCTTCTCTACCCTAGTTTTAAACTGCCCTCCAGTTTCATCATCTCTAATAAGATAAGGACTCAATCCAATATAAGAATGCTTACACTTACACCCATAATGATCCTCTAATTCTAGCACTGCGGCTATATCAGGAAGAAGATCATATAAGTTAATGTCATCCTGTTTCGGTACGTTCAACCCGAGTTTAGTTGCAGCCTCAATAAGCAACCCCAGATCATCCTCACCAAAACAGGCCCCATAAATTAAAAATGAAATCACTGAACTACTATCTACTTGCCCAAATTTGAGATTTACTTTATGCATTTACTTTTCCTCTATTGATAAATTACTGGAAAGCTAATTGCAAACCTTAGTTATAAACATTTCAAACAAAACTTTAGTATGAGTCCCATCTTTCATCATAAGATAAACTAGCTCCCACTCACGATCTATCATTCTAATATCACCTATAGTTAAGTTTAAGTTTCTTTGAAGTCCCTCCACCGAGAGTCCGCTGTATAGAAACACTTCATCTGAAATAGAATTAGTTAAGAATACTGTAAAATCCCTCAAGAGATTCGGGATACCTTCAAAGAACATTAACTCTAAGTCAACACCCTCTTTATACCACCTGTTAATCTCACTCAAAGAGTACTTAATATCTTTAGTTATCAATACAGTAGCAAGATCTTTATATCTCTCGGTAGAAACTATACCCAAAGACTCTTCTAATAACTCTGACCTGAGAGGTTCATTACCTGCGGATATAACCATCTGTTCGAGTAGCTGTTGAACATCTCGGAGAGAACCTCCCCCATAAAGACTCAGCGTGTCTACGAAGGAGTCCTCGTAGGCTACCCCCTCCTCCTTAAGTATATAATGAATATTACCAGCCACATCTCTAGGATGGAGAGGTCTGAGAGGCAATGAAAGGCATCTGCTTCTAACAGTATCCTCCAGTTTCTCGGGATCTGTAGTTACTAAAAAGAATACAATGTTCGCTGGAGACTCTTCCAACGCCTTTAACAAAGCAGCTTGAGCTGACCTGGACATCATATGGGACTCGTCCAATATAACTACTCGATATTGATGGAGAACCTTTTGATGTAATATTTTCTCTAATTCTCTTACATCATCAACACCATTGTTTGAAGCTGCATCTATTTCTATAACTGATTGATGAGAGTTATTCTGAGTATCGATACAAGAAGAACAAACACCACAAATATCTCCATTGAAATTCTCACAGTTTAATGCGGCTGCATACAATCTTGCCAACGTGGTTTTTCCACTTCCATGTAAGCCTGATACAAGGAAAGCCTTTGGCACACGATTCATTAAGATAGAATTTATTAAAATCCTAACTGAGGGAACCTGGCCTATAACCTGGGAGAAGTTAGATGGCCTATATTTCAAGGATAGTTGCATTAAATTGGACTACTTATTCGTTCCTTCCGTTTCGTAACAAATACCTTTAGCCGAACCTGTTAATACCCCCCGAAGGAACTTCTAAAACTCTAGCTAATTTAATATCTTTATCTAAAGACAAAGGTAGCAACCAACGCAAATTGGACATGAGCTTGTCACTTTTTAAGATTGCAGGATACTCAAACATTTCTACCTGCTCAAATTCCATAGATATAGCCTTTTCTATATTTAAAACACCGACAAAACAATGCATTTCGAATTGTGGAGAATCATCACCTCCTTGAAGAATACAAAACTCCCTTAACCACTCCCTTCCCACTACAGGCTCTAAACCATCATCACTTACAATACCACCAAGTCCAGTTTCTTCTTGCAGTTCACGCACCATAGCAAAAAAGGGAGTCTCTTTTGATTCTATTTTACCACCGACACCATTTATCTTGCCAGATTGCCATAGAGGTTTCTTTTTGTTAATTAAAAGAACTTTATCCCCAGCTACATTGAAAAAGAAACCCAAAACATATTTTACAGTTGTCATTAGATTTCCCCTTTACTTATACAATTTCAGCTTCAACCCGTAGAACTCATTAATAGCCTTCTTGATCCTCACCACACGAGGAGATTTGTTCTCAGGTTTTCCAAAACCCCAATTTCCAAATTTACTCAAACAAGTTCTCTTCCACGCTTCCTGAAAGAAATCGTTAGCTTTAAAATCTGCATCCCACATATCCGAAGCATCACTCGGATTATACAATTTCTTAACATTCTTAAACAGGCTATATGCAGCACCTGGGTTATTTTGCCACAAATTGAAAAACAAAGCAGGGGCTGGCGTATCCCAAATACCAACCAAAAGATTTTCTATTGTTCCAATATCTCCCAAAGGAGGTCTTTTAAATGTTAAAGCTCTTTTGAATTCCGCTTTAGCAAATTGAATTTGAGCTTCGGCAACCCCAAATTGTGCTCCCATATTAGCAAAAAGCTCCGCTAATTTCATAGCATGATTTTTCTGATCTGGAAAAGTTTTATATAATGTTCTACCCATACATATATCCACGATTCGTTTTTGTTCCTTCTTAACTGATGGATCAAGCGCCTTACATGTCTTTGCCTCAATAAACTTTCCACCGTGAATCATAAAACCAAAAGGCTCAAAAACCTGAATATCTTTATCTGTACAACAAACATCCTCAAATAAAGTCCAGTCTCCCTCACCCTCTCTCTCGAAGTCATGGCTAGGAATAGCCTTAAAGGATTCGAGGAGCTTTTGAAGTCTTCCAGATTTAAACGTCCATTGAAGAAAACCAAAAGTTACTCCAGTCTCGTCATACATAACTACTGTATCATGGTTACCCTCACAACGAGCAACAACACCCATTATTTTTGTCCAAGGACCCCAAGGTGCTGGAGGATTATATTCAACACCTCCCTTACATCGAGGACCTCCAAAATTTTTATACTTAACCCAGTTTACTTTAGCCATTGTTTTCCTCCTTATTTTAAACAACACTTCTTAAATTTCTTACCACTATTACATGGACAAAGATCATTTTGATTTATTAATCTCTTCCATTTCTTCTGGTGTATAAATTCTGCCTGTTCTAGTATCCATTTTGTCTCCTTTGCTTATAAATTACTTTTTCAGTTTTCTATTCATCATACTTTTCGCTCCAACGATGAGTTATCTCAACATCAGCTACGAGAGGAACACTAAATTGTATAAACTTATGCATACGCTCACACATACAAGATTCCATGATTTTACATGCAGCATCAATACAATCAACATGGGAATAGACCACCAATTCATCATGGACATTCAACACTACATAAGCATCTAGCTCTTGCCTTCTCAGCTCCTGACCAACCCACGTCCAAGCCAGCGACATCATATCACTCGCGCCGCCCTGGATAGGACTATTGATCGATTGCCTCATAGCCTTACCCACGAGACCACCTAGCCTCTTGATTTCAGTATTTATTACACAAGTAAAAACATGACTGCAGCTAGAACACTTCTTTAAATGGGGTACCTGAAATAGATGAGATGCATTTGCTATAATAAGACCTTTGATTTTACTTTCATCCAAGTTATTAACAAAATGGTACCAATCATCGCCAGTTTCATTCCAATCTTGATCCAAGCCCAACTGACCAAAATACGGACCCTTTCTATAACAATCGGGCCTATGCAGTTTATTTGGCCAAGGCATATACTCAGGTACGTATATTTGAGCATCAGGTAGATGCCTTCTTCTACCAAATATATTTTGCACATAACCATTATCTTTAGCAAACTGATGCAAGTCATCGATCCACGTTTTAAGAACAGGAGCAGCTCCAAAATAATCTTCATTAATCATTTTGTCAGCTTCTTCAAAAGATATACCCAAATCCTGCGCTAAAGAATACACACCTTTTCCATAAGCTATACTGAAATTCACTACCTTTGCATTACTTCTATCAGCAGGATAATGCTCTTTAACCTCTTCAACTGTTTTATCTGGATGCCAAATCTTTTGTGCCATCAAAGCATGAGCATCGATCCCTTTATTAAAGCCTTCTATCCATACGGGCTCCCCAGAACAATGAGCAATGAATCTCAATTCAATTTGGGAATAATCCTTGAATATAAACCTGTAGTCTTCACCTCCAGCAAACATAGACTTGACAATTTCGCCACCATTTTCTGGTCTTGGGAGAGTAACCAAACTAGGATCTGATCCTCTCAATCTTCCTGTTAAGCTATCAGGGAAATAAGTAGTGTGAATCCAACCTACTCGACCTTCGTTAGTTACCTCATCAACATTCTCAAGAGCTGGCATAATGTAAGAACCGTAGATTTTTGAAGCTCTACGGAACCGAAGTAGTTTCTCAATAAGTGGAAATCGAGTTTCCTCTAAAACAGTTGAAAGCTCTACCTTCGTTTCAGGTTTTATCTTGCCTTCTTCTAGTTTACTATAAAATTGCTCTCCTAATTTCTCAGTAATCAACCTTTTATTAGCCTCTATTATACTCCACAGCATCCTCTCCAGTGTTTCAGAATCCGTAACCCAACCCTGCTTGTTTCTTCTACCTCCAGGTAGCTTTAGTTCCTCAAACAATAACCTACCAACCTTAGCAGGAGACCCTAAATCAATAGGAGCGCCGAGTATTTCGGTAGCTTGTGCCAAGCACTCTTCTATTATTTTTTCTTGCTCTACTTTAATCCTATTAGCCACTTCAAGATCTACAGGCATCCCGCATATTTCAGTTGCGACCAATTCAGTTTGCAAAGGCATCACTATATTTTGGAATACCCAAATTATACCCTCTTTCTCTAACATAGGTTCAAAAATATATTTAAGCGCCAGAGCATAGTCAGAGTCAGAACAACCATACTTATATAGAATATCTAAAGGAACCTTTGAGTATCTCCTGTAATCAGGATCATAATGATTCATAGCAGCATCTAAATCATCTTTCGGCTGAGAAGCACTACTATCTAAATAGCGATCAGCCATCCCCAGCTTCATCACCTTACCACTCTTATCAAAATCAGATTTCAAAGCATGGGAAGATACTAGCCGCTCTTCATCTAATAAAGAATGAGCAAGATGGGTATCAAAAGCAAAACTCTTAACTGTTATTCCATGGAGTCTGCATAACTTGAACATATCGAACTTCCCGTACTGAGCAATCTTCGGAATATTTGACTCTAAGACTTCTCTGATTACTTCAATT